TGGCTCAACGGCTTGGGCGATTGATACGATATCTGCGACTGACAGGCTTGAAGATGTCAAATATCTTACGAAATCCTTATCATTCACAGGATCAATCTTCAGAATGCGCTCACGCACATAGCCTGAGCCACCACCAGAGCCACCACCAATAGATATACCTATTCCGCCTGATCCAACACCACCCACCATGACGAACTCTCCTTATAAAATTATGAATTTTCTGTGCTTCTTGTAGGAACACGAACATCATCACGCTCAGACCTGCTATTGACACCCATTAGCGATGATACAGCTGAAGCGTATGCAGATTCCCAAATAGACAGAATGGAATTTTTTCTATCATCAAGAATGAACTTGCCAGCCTCGATGCAACATGCCGCAAATAACAGGTCATATGCCACATCCGTCAGAAAATTATTCTGATTTGTAGGGCCAAGTGGAGGCAGCCTACGACGATAAGCGAACGTATATGGATATGATACATTCGCAATCGGGGCGATCAGATATGTGCTTGCTGTCTCAATAGCGTAGTACTTCGGCTCAGCCTGAACATTATCACGATTGAAGACGTACAAATATTCAAGTTGCTTTATTTGCAAAACCTTCTTCCGACCTGATGGCAATGTAATCGTAATATTCCTTGGCTGGATGAGGTCCGCAGGAATAGGGATCGTGCTGTCACCAATCGACAACGTGCCATTAATTCGGTAGTTGAAGTCGTTTATATTGACTTCCCTGAAAATTCTGGACTCAGCCATCGAAATCATAGACGGGATAGCCGACTCAAATTCGAGAGATTCGTCTTCCATCCAATTTTTAATATCGGCAACAAGTTGATCGTAGCTAGACATTATACATCTTCTCCTGCGACATCAGGTCGTGTTACACGCAGCCATGTACGCGCATGAGGACCTTTCCATCTAATATTATCCGGAATCGGATCATAGCATTCACGGCACACCATTGCATTGCTCTCTTGCCTGCGCTCAAGCCTCAGAGAATTAAGCTTGAATTTCATACCGCAACGGTCACAAATGCCTTTTGCATATTTTCCAGATGCCATTCCAAATGTTGACATTATCAATAACCTCCCATGTAGCATGTTAGGTCAGGCGCAATGTAAAGATCAGATTTATCCTGGTCTGCATCAGATGCAGATTGAAGAGCTTCCTCATAATCGCTCTTCAGTCGCTGAAGCTTTCCTTCGTCAATACCGGCTCTCTCTCTTCCCATGAAATATGCCAGGCCAGATATTGCGGCCTCAAGGTATCTCGGAGGCATATCAAGGTCATCCTGATATGATGTAATATCTCTCATCCTTCGACGGTACCATCCAGTAATCGTAGCAGGTCGAGCGTTAGGAACAGGATAAAGATATAGCGTTACAGCTGATCTATCTCTACGCACGAGATACTGATTTGGACGTCCTTGAACAGTCTTCTTACTAATAGACTGATATTGAGCGCGGCCTATTTGAATCATGCGAAGATCGGAATTGCTATCTGAAATAGATAGGTCTGAAACGTCAACGCAATCGGATGGCATATCGTATTCGATTTGGCCAGCTACCAGTGCCACTGGAGTCAATGGCTCCATAGTCCACATCTGGATGCCCTTATTACTCCAGTCTGTCTGCAAGACCTGCCAGTTCCTTTCTGCGGACATTGCGTCATAACCGTCTGTCTGCTCTCCTCCGATGCGTGCAAATGCAGCGTCGACAAGCTGGTCGAAATTAAGGTTAAATGTAGATGTCGACGGAACTGTCATATTATAATTCCTTGGTTATTCTGTAAAAACTATTTATTAGACAAGATAAATGACCTCACCGCCTTCTGGAATTATACAACCAGGAACGAGTGAAGGATCGTATGGAACTCTGACAGCACCATAAAATCCCTTGTCATATCGGTACTGTATATCTTCCAGCTGAGAATTTCCATGAGTTGCGAAAACTTCTTCAGGCCTGTCCAGTCTATAAATTATAAGCATCACATTTCCTTAGAATCTTCTAATATAGGAGTTATTGTTCCCGACAGTATTAGCGGCAGGAGAGATGGTGCCTATAAGAACATCAGCGGTCCCGTTTATTGAGAAGTGAGAGTCATTAGACGCCAGAAGATCGGTTTGTCCGTTGCCAATAATTGCTCCGAATCCGATGCGTAAAGTTCCAATTCCGAATCCATTAGCCCCTGTACCTCCGTTGCCAGCTATAATCGTTGGTCTCCATACAGCATAAGGCGAAAGTGTCGTTCTTGAGTGATCAACGCCTACACCGAAATTTGCACAGTTCGTCACTATCATCTGAGTTGCATAAATATCTGATCCTGAACCGGCAGCATTACCCCAGCTTAAATTTGAAGAAATTGCAATCGCTCCAGTCCAGGTCGATGCATCACTAGATAAGCCTAACGAAAATCCATGCAAGGCAACTGCTATCATTGGCTCTGTCGGTGATAGCAGCGTTGGGTCTCCCTCTGAAGCACTTTGACCGCAAGAGCCATCAACAAGGTAGATACCACGGTGGTTTGTGTTGTAAACGTAATCAGAATCGTACCTAGCGCCGATGAATGATACGTCTTTCAAGATAGGCAAAACTGCACGAGTGCCTTTGATGCCATAATTATTCATCGTCACTTTAAACATGGATTTAAAAACAGTGCACACAAAGCCACCAGATATAAACGTTGGCGCAGTCATTGTATCGTAAGACGTCAACTGAACTGTAACTGTTATTTCTGTTGTCGACAGGACACGGTGATATCCAAATACCTTTGCAGTGTTTTCATCCGCTGGCTTCAAGGACCCTTCAACAAGCATAAAGCCATGTGTTTGTGCCGCAGTCGCTACGGCGCTAGGCACAGTAAATGTCAAGTTGTATGCTTGTAAAGTTCCGCCAAAACCAGATATCGCCGTAGCCACACCTGAAACCTTCGGCGCACCTTGAATCATCACCTGACCATAATCACGGTCGACGATCTCCTCTTGGAATGCGTCAAGAATAGGTGTCGTTCCAGTGTCTGGTAACTGAATTGTCAAAATTGATCCAGACGAAATAACTGAAGATTTAGCAAATACCCACGCGTCGTTGAACGTAGGATGTTCAATTGATCCTACAGTTATTGTCGTATCCTCACTAATAATGTTCACAGGAATTACACTGCCGGAGCCACCTCCAACAGAAATCCCTTTTCCACCAGCGCCTATTCCACCAGACATAACGTACTCCTTAAGGAATTATTTGAGTTGTCGTATCCCACAACGGGTGACATTGATGGTGAACACGAACGAGAGAGAATTTTTGAACGACGTCTGAAGGCATTTCGACGTACCAAACCTGAGTCTTGTGACGTCCTGAGCCTCGTGAGCCAACGTTCTTATCTTTAAGAAAATCCACGTAGATCGATTGATATCTACCGTCATCAGGGTCAATCGAAAACCAGTTCAAGTTAAGATACCGGCAATCACGGACATTTTCAAAGATAAGCTTTACAAGAGACATGCCATTTGATGTAGGCCTTACCTCTTCAATCTTGGCATTAATCGTCACTGGAAATATTTTCCCTTCAACAATTGGTGCATAACCACCAAATGTTGACATTATGATAGTTAATGCAACAATTGCAACTGTAAGATTTGGAGCATATCGCTGGTAAATTGACTTAAACTGTTCCACTTGGAAAAACCCCTTTTATGACGAGGTTGATGGCGGCAGTCGCAAAGGCAAGTAGAATCAGGCCGATAGCCTTCCACATGTACCCTTCGATCTTGACTACGCGCATTTCCACTTTTCCAACCTCATCCGGTAAATCTGTTTCCAAACTCGCAACGCGGTGGGTAAGAACGGGCAGCTCGCGCTCAATCCCAAGAACTCTATCTTCGACGGTCGACACCGCATTTCTCCAAAATTAGGCGTCGGAACCCTCAGCCTTACTCATACTCTGTTGCGTAGTCTGTTTCTTCAACTCCTCTATAACTGAAATCACGGCTACAACCTCAGGAGTCAACAATGCGTTGACAATTGTGCGTAACTTATCTTCATCAAGAGTAATTGTAAAAGTCTGCTTATCCATATTTTCCTCCGTTTTATTTGTATTCTGGAAGTCCATTATACGTCGTTTTACACTGACTATAATGGCCTTCCATGTCAATAATTCCTTTACTTACAACGCACCGCCCTTCCGCACATCATATGTAAACGCACCTGTAGTAGAGCTGAATCTAATCGCGGTTATTGGACCCCACACATTGCCGAGTGTCGGAGCTGTATATGCCGTCGAATTGAAATCAGACAAAGGAGCCCAGCGAACAGGGTCAGGAACTTCACCTTTTCTGAACGGCTGGAGACACACTTCTACAGTAACCGTAGCAGACGCTCCAGAAGGCGTGATCATAAATGCAAGCTTGAAATTATCTGATTTCGGAGAGCACATAATAACGTTGCCAGTTCCTCCGTCAGCCACCAATTCTGTTGAATAACTCATCAATAATCTCCTTGAGTTTAAATAAAAAAGGCCACGCTTCAATAAGAGCGTAGCCTTTTAGTGTTTCCACGCAGCGCCAGCTACGAGCGATTACGTAGCAGAAACTGCTGCGCCAAGTGCAATCCTAAGCCAAGAAGTGCCAACGCGCACTGCCAGGCAAGCAGACCCAGTATCACCATTAGAGCAATAAACAATCGAACCAGCTACAGGCTGAGGCGACAGGGCCGCGAGCTGTGCAACGGTATATGTTCCTGGCTTAAAAGACGTTCCTGAAACAGCGCCTTCCGAAGATACGGTTGTTGCAGAAACTGCACCGGTCGCGCTGACTACGACAGTCTGACCTGCTCCTACCGTGTATCCGTCAGCGTTTACCGTACCAGGATTTGCATCCGGATCAGTTGGAGGATTAATACCAAAATTTGAAGACATACTGCATAACTCCTTTGAAAAGGAGAGGGCCTTGGCCCCCTCTTATTATACAGCGCCCTGCGAACCAAACAGGCCGCGAGGATCGGTCCAAGAAGCGTCATAACGCTGACGGGCCTTGTAACGCATGCTGCCGGTCTCGAAGTCGCCTTCCATGCCCTTCTTGAGGCCAATGCGCTCCTTATGGATAAGGCCGCGTGGAGCATCAGTCTGGACAAACCATGCGTCTTCATCAGTCAAACGGCTCAGCTCAAGAACACCTTCAGGAATTACGCCCATAGATTTTATCGCGTTGATGTCGTTGTTGGAAGTTCCAACACGCAACGTCGATTCCAGGATTCTCTTCGCTGTGAAGATTTCCGACGGATGGACAATCAACTTCTTAGGCTGAAGGCTCATCTTGAAACCACGCTCGTTAGGAGCCTGGACAATCATCGTGCGAATTTCTTCAAGAGACGTTTCCGACAGGTCAGCAGCTGTAGCCAAAACGTTCGAGAACGTCCCACCATTGTATAGCGGGTGATCCGTGTTAAGAAGAGATACACCATCACCGCCAACAACGGCAGAGTTGAATGCCTGGTTGAATACGTCTACGTGGAACAGCTCTTCAGCTTCGTGCATAGAGCGAGCGAGGTGCTCAGTGAACACACTGGAGAAATCCATGTGATCGCCGTCTTCCATCATCTCTTCCGTGACCTGGAAAGCCAGAGCGAAAGTGCGAGGCGTATAGGTCTTGCGGAAGGCTTCGCCGCCTGAGCTGTAAGCAACTCCAGCGCCTTCAGCCTTTTCCACACCAAGACCCAAACCAGCGAGCTGGACGTCCTCGGAAAACCGGCGCTTGATAGCCTTTTCATTCTTGAAGACCTGAGGCCACTGCTTAGGCTTTTCTTTGTAGAGACCGTCAAAAATTTCGTTCAGAACCGGCTCTACAACCGACTTAAACTGTGCGGAATTCATCGATGCCATTATAAATTACTCCTATTAAGCGACGAACTTGTCACCAGCACGCAGAGGTGTAACTAGAACGCGAGTGGTAGCAGCACCCCATTCGTTCTTTACGCCGTCCTCGCGGATGTAGTTGAGAATGCCTACGACTCTGAGGTCAAGGCCGGTGGAAGCGGCGTTAGCAGAAGCCGCAGTGACAGTAACATTAGCCTGACCAGACTTTGCGTTACCAGTGCCAATGACATAGGTGACATACTGACCAAGCGTAGTCTGAGCCATCGCTGCACTTGCAGTGACTTCGAAGACCTTATCATCATCAACGCCTTCGTAGTATGCTTCGATGTCAGTCGCTACCTGACCGGCTGGCCAGTAAGGACTTGTATGACGCTTACCAGTCGCGTCTACGTAGTCTACACCCTTAAAGATACCGGCAATATTGCCAGAAGTAGGGGTTGCACGGACAATGAATCCACCAGTAATGGCGATTGGGTCGCCAGTATAAAGGGCCGTGGCATACGCCGATTCAATACCGCCCTTCAATCCATTATCACGGATCGTGCCGCTCTTTGAATTCTTGGAAATAAATCCAGCCATTGTAAAAATCTCCTTCGATGCGATGGAAAACTATTTCGCTATCTATAGAGATTCTTAAGTCTAACCGTATTAAAACGTCAACAACGCTAAAGGGTGATGAAAAATGCGAAAATTAACAATCAAGACAACCTCAGGACACGAGGATTCGTCTCTCTCTGTACGCGCTCAGCCCTGTGTTCGTATTTATAAGTCCCAGACATATCACCGCAGACAAAATTGGCGTAATCACCAATGATTTCCTTTAGTCGCTTGTCTATCTGGACTTTTTCATCATTCATCCTGGCTTCGCGGGCTTTCAGTGCAGCCTTTGCAAGCAGTAGATGATGAAACTCATTGTGGCCGGTAAGATCGATAAATTCATTCAATTCAGCATTGTCAGTCATGCAACCTCCTAAAATAATTACCCACATTTATCAGATAAACATGGGCAATTTTTATTTTCAAAAATGTATCGAAATGAAATTATTCGAAATCTGGTTCTTCAGAAATAGTATCCTGAACTTTTCCAAGCTGACGGCCTGACCTGTCTCGCATTGCATTCATAGCATCCTGCTTCAGAGCCTTAATCTGCTCCTTTGCCTTCCAGATTTTCCATTCCTGTTTGTACCGTGCCATTTCCTTTGAAGACTTCATAAGCATCAAGTCATTGTAAAGAATGTAACCACCACGTTCCAAGTGATCAAGCTCAGGAATTTCTCCTGGCTTCACAGGTATCCACTTCAAGTGTGGGTCCTTATTCAGTTTTGCGTTTACGTTATTTACGTCTTCCACGCCTACAATCTCACGGCGAGCCCAATAATACGCAAATTGATTTGACGCAGGAACAGGAGGAATTTTGAAATTCATCCTTTGGTCTACCTGCACGTTCTGAAAATACGGATTATTTGACTGCGAGGACATTCCTCCGCCCTGTCTTGCCATTTTAGCCATAACAATTAACCTTTCTTGCTAGCGGCAAAAGTTTTTGCCATGCGTTTCAGGACTTCCTTGTCCTTGATGTCTATACCCCTGGCCTTAGCAAGCCGAAGAGTTGCAGCAGGGATCATCGAAATAGAATCCTTGCGGCGTGAAGATGTGCCTTGTCCTGTTGAAGCAACGCCTGATTTCTTGGTGGCTCCACCAAACGCGCCATTCCCTGACCCTGCATAAAGATGAGGCCATTTAGCCTTAAGCTTCTTTTCGATCATGTCGTAATGGAGCTTTTTCGTGATGTCATATCCTTCCTCAGCAAGCTTAGTCGACTGAGCAATGATAAAGTCGGATACCTGATCTCCACCAGCAGGATTGAAGAATTTCTTGCTGCGGTTGACGAATTCTGTCCGATGAGCGATTTCAGACTTTTCTTCACGCTGCTTCTTTTGAGGATTTTTTAGCTCCTCAACCATCTTGTCCAGATATTCCTTGTCACCAAGGTTTTTATTCCTAGCGCCCTTAAGTTGCTCAAGCCGCTCGTCGATGGCATCCTGCAGGTCGTACTCGTTATTCTTTCTAGCTTCGGTCTTCCTAGCTTTCAGCCTTGAAATTTCACGATCAATTTCCTCAAGTCTGCTGGCTACTGTGATTTGCGCAAAGCCGATTTGTGCGCGCTTGGTTTCCAGAGCTTCAAGACGAACCGCTTCAAGCTCTTTCTCCATTCGGAGAATGGCATCATTTTCTTTTGATGTTTTACCTGGCTTTTCATCATCATCGCCGTCTTCACCAGCATCATCACCAGCATCACTATCAGCGTCGACATCATCATCATCGTCATCATCCTCATCGGATTCGACCAGATTCTTTAATGGCTTGCGAGACTTCTCAGTCAAGTCATCATCATCATCATCATCGTCATCATCCACAAGGCTCGAATTAGAGATATCGACCATGGTGTTTGCATCTCTATCTGTGTACCCAAGATCGATTTCGTCATCATCAAAATTGCTGAGTTTTTTCGACATTAAACATATCTCCAAAGAAAAAGGCAGGAATCAATTCCTGCCTTCACCATAATTAACCATTAAATATCTGTCAATTCATTTCGAAATTACATCTAATCAGATCAGATGGTCAACTCCGTCAAGAATTCCATATATCTCCGTGTCATCAAGGTACACAAACGTAATATCCTCGGGCTTTACCGTGAATTTATTTGGAGAATACCTTGGAAATCTTACGATATCACCAACCTGAGCCCACTTGTGACCGAACTCGCCAACCGAAGACGAATCTCTATACGCGTCATATCCAGTTGCAATTACCTTGCCGAATGCCAATGTATTCTCAGCATCAGAACGAGTCGTATCAGTGAAAATGATACCGCCCTTTGACTTTTCCTTTAGCTTTGCAATCTGAACCAGGATTTGACGTCCTGTTGGACGCTCACGCGGGTCGACCTCTGGAAAGAAATCGTGCTCGGCAGTAGAAACTGGCGCAAGCTTAACCGGAACTATCATTGACGTCGGCGCTGACGTTTTTTCACCATCTGCCGGTGTCCAACCAGCAAAACCGTCTCTATTCATTATCATCTTCCTCCATTGCGCTCTCAGCCTCCGAGAGCAAAACTCTGATTTCTTTATATGAAGAGAGCTTACCAACAGCTTCTCGATAATCTTCCATGGTGGTAAATGCACCACTAGTTAGAGCATCCTCAAGCTTTACTGCCTCAGGTTCAATTTTTGCTCTTATATGACCGAAAACGTTCATGTTTGCCCTCCGGGAACACTAATATTAATGTTCCCGGCGATGCATGTGTCAATAACAATTTGATGGAAATCGTGATCAATTCCTTTGCGGATCGATTTTCTGTATCTCACCGAGGCGTCTGTCAACAAAATCAACTTGCTTATGATTATCAGCGGCAACTATTTTTGCAGCCTCGATCTGCTCTTTTGATGCAAGCTGTGCCGCTGTCTGAAGCTCGTCGCTTTCGATTTTAGCGCTAGCCATACGCTCCTTTGAAGCAAGCTCTGCCTGCAACCTTGCGATTTCAGCCTGAAGTCTTGCCATCTCGACTTCCTTCTTGTTGGAAATCTCGACTGCCTTCTGTCTCATAGCCGTTTCAGACTGAGCGGCAACAACGGTAGAATCTTGCACCATCTGCTCACGTTGAATGTTCAATTTCTCCAATTCAATGGCTTCACGCAATGCGCGATCAGATTGATCTTTTTCGATGCGGTATTGCATATCAGCAACACGCAGCTCTGCATTAACGCTATCAGCCTGGCTCTTTCTCTGAGTCTCAGCTGCTGCAACGGCCATGCGACCATTATCGCTTGACTTGTCATCCTGAGGCCTTTGGCTGGCCATCTGCTGAGCAATGCCAGCAACAGCCATTGCGATGGCGCTCTGAACCTGAGGAGGAATCTGAGGCTGCTGTGGAGGCATTACTGGCATACCAGGAGGTCCTCCAGCTGGCGTTTGACCAGGATGCATTTGAGGAACAGGAGGTGGAAGCGGCATACCGAGCATTGCAACAGCCTCCTGCATAGCTTGTGCACCGACGTGATCGGCAATTAAAGCTTCAAGAGCAGCAAGCCGCTCACCAGTGATATTTTTCTTATAAAAAGGATCATCCTTGATCGTTGTCAGATACTCCACATGCGCCAGATGATTTTGCTCGGGATATGCCTTTGCTGGCTTGCCCTGCATAATTGACTGCAACTCACTCACAGGGTTCATCGCTGGCGGAGGTGGAGTTTCATCTTCTGCAGGAAATACCTTTTGCACGTCCTTGATACCAAGAGCAGTGGCATACCCTATGTATACCTGTCTTAGATCAGTTTTTACACCGTCGGCTTTTGCCTGCTGTGCAATCTGAAGCGCTGCCTGCACCTGAGAAACACGCTGAGCAGATGAGAAAATAGCCGGATCAGCCGCAGGCTTTATTGATATTTCAGGACCAAAATCCGTTTTTGTGACGGTCAAAGAACCATACGCAACAACCTCAATACCTTCTTCTCCTCCAAGGTATTTTGCGTTGCAATCCTGGATGAGCTTGAATTCGGTAGCCAATGATCTCCACTGGCGCTCGTGAACGGCCGAGTAAATTATGCCCTGCTGTTCAATGAGAGCCAGAATCGTACCGACAGGTGCCTGCTTATCAGCAGACATCATTTCAGTCATCGAAATAGAGCCGAACTCCTCAGCGATCTGCTGAACCCTATCAAGCATTGCCAACAGTGAAGGGTCGGCCGGTCCGACAAGCTGCGAGAATGGAAGAACAGCAGATCGGATGTCTTCCTTACTGCCAGCAGGCACTTGCACCTTTGTCCAGGTGTTTGGAGCAAGGATCAGCTCGTTGTTTCCGTTTTGACCGGATGCCTGGGCCTTGGCATTGATCAGACCACCCGTCATATTATTTTGCATTGCCTTATCGAGAACCGCCCTTGCAACGCCGTTACCGGTCCGCTGCAGACCTCCTAGAAGCTGAATCAGTCCTAAGCCATAGAAGCTATCCCAAGGCAGATACTTGTAATGGACAAAGTGCTGGCGCGGCTTGAAAGTATCATCATCAGCCTCCCAGTTGCGCACAACGGACAGAGGTGTTTTATACGCCGCGTCGAATGTTACAATGTATGGTTTAAGGTCTTCATCATCTTCAAGAGATAGGTATGTATGGACTTCATAGATAACATATCTGTCATCCTCAGTCTCAGCCGTCTTTGTGACTCCTACCACGCGTCTGATAGCAGCTTTTAGACCTTCATCGTCCTGAATATCAATATTAGATTCGTCAGGCTCAGCAAGATCAGCTTTTTTCCACAAACCAGAGCGAAAATTCGCTTCAACTTCATGTTTGTGAAGCCTCAGAATTTGCGTCATTCGCGGCGCTGTATCCAAGCTTTTTGTCGACCATGGCACAAGGAAATCCATGACAGGAATCATGTCAACTTTAGGCGTCCCACCATCATAGTAAACCTTACGGAAAACTGATCCATACAACGGAAGCATGAGGAGAGTCTTATCCATCTCTTCAGCGTACCCAGGTATTAGACCTGTTATTTGAAGGTTGAAATACTGCTCCGCTCTCAGACGGATTTCTTCAAGCTCTTCGTCATCCTTGAAAAGGACAGCACGAGCCGCGCCAGATTGCGGAAACAATTCCTTCTTTGCGTGTGACTGATACTGAATCGCAGACTTCGCGATGATAGGAATTTTTACCTTTGATGCGCCAGGGAACGGAAATCCTGATGCGTCATCGTCGCGACTGAACCCCAATTCCTTGATTCCGATACGAAGGTCTTCATCATAATCAGAGCGAGACTGAAAATCACGGTCAATTGCGTCTGCAAGGTCACGAATCTCGCTCTCAAGAAGAGTTTCGTCTATTTCATCCAAAATATTGGCGTGAAAATCCTCATCATCTGAGACTTCGACCTGATCATCTGTTTCTACCATTTCTCCATCTAGCATGGACAAAATATCAGGCTCTTCATCAAACAGATTTACGTCAACGTCAAAATAAGGAGAAGGACTTTTATTGAAATTATCAGCCATTAAACTCATCCATAAAGAGATTTTATCTCAGAAATGCCATCTTCCTCCTCGTCATCAAGCTCTTCCTGTGACATTCGGAGGTAATAATCGGTATCAGAATCTACATCTATATAACCTTGATCACGTATAAAATGCAATCCAGCAACAGCCGCGTCTACCAAGTCATCAATATCAGCTTCATCAGCTCCTGACTTTTCATCTTCCTCCGCATCTCTGCCGGTGAAATCTTCAAACTGAGTAATAACGGCGTCAGCTGTTGGTACGAATATTATTTCGTTGTCAGTATCATAAGCACCGTAAGCGTATACTTTTTTGGATCGGAAAATTTCAGACACGCTATCGACACGCTCTTTTTTCGATCTGCTGCCAGGCTTGAAAGGTATGACAGGCAACCCTGCGCGTTCAAATTCTTGTAAAAGAGACGTACCTGAAGCCTTATCTTCGATCACGATATCAATTGGAGCCTGATCGTCATCGATTTCACCATCCATCTTTTCCAGGTATTTGTCTTTCCACTTATCGTAAGTAGCTTTCACTTTTGCCTTTAGATCAGGATAAATCAGCTTTTCCTTCCAGGACGAAAGCAGCAACACGATCCAGACGTTTTCCGCACGGTCTGTATAGCCGTTCAGCCACTTGTGCTCTACCTGCTTCATCATCCGAACGCGCATTATTGCCCACACTGTGCAGGCCGAGGAGTCGTTCTTTTTGCCGTCTTTGTATCCGGTATCGAGAGATATGACGATGCGCTCTATCTCATATCCCTTTACCTTACGGCCCTTCGGCCACAGCTGCCAGTTCTTGCGCGGAACGGCTACATCGTCGAAATCAAGGAGTTCACCAAGATATTCCTGTTTGTAGAAGTCGGTGCCTTTTTTGGACTCGATCTTCTTGATCATAGCTGTGCCAAGGTTAGCTATGTTGTCGACGGTTTTACCCTTCGACTTGATGACGTCTTTGTCCTTCACCAGGGCTTTAATGAGTTTACGTGGTCGAGGTGTCGTTGAAGCTACGATAGAGTTAACAACCTCATTACCGTTGGCGTCTTTACTCAAACGAAGAATAGCCGTCGTTTGATCGTAAATTTCCTGCATATTTTTCCATGCGGCCAACTCGTCGAACCAAAGCCTGTGAAACTGAGGACCACGTAGAGTATCAGGATTTTCAGACGTAAACCCTTTAAAATATGATCCGTTTGGCAGAATGATTTCATATTCGGAACGGTTGTATTTGAAATCTTTATGAGCCTGTATGGAACGAGGAATAACCGACGCGCTGTTTGTGCCAGGCAATCCTACAAGACCGGATTCACCTTCAAAGCACGTTCCCTTGATGTCAGCATACTTAGGCGTAATGATGCCAATACGTACTCCTGGATGTTTAACTGCAAACCAAAAACAATCTTCAGCACAGCTCCTGGTCTTTCCAGAGCCACGTCCTGCGAGGTACAGCCACATGTAATAGTCATCTTCCGGAGGCAACTGCTCAGGCCTTGCAGTCGACAACCACTCAATTCTATGTTCGATTGCAGTTATGTACCATTCAGGTAGGCCAGGTGTCAGAAGTAGAGTTCTAAGCTGCTCTAAATCTTCATCTATATCTTCTTCAAATCGGTTGAATTGAATGTAATCAACAGGAACACCGGAATCAGACTTCATCAAAGCCTTATCTTCGGCCGCAAAATCACTCATCGTCAGTTCCTTCGATCACATACTCAACCTCAGCGTCTACGATTTCACTTTCGATTGCTGCAGAGCTTTCAATAAGCTTCGCGTCATCTCCGCTTCTCTTTTTCCGTTTTCCGATGGCATCCATGACCTGTGCAACGGCAAACATCGCCTTATCGACCTGCTCGACTTTATGCTGATGCTCAACAGAACCATCGACCGTAACGTCCAGCTTCTTGCTTGGTGCTCTCCAGCGATCACCAGCGATACGGTCAGCTATGAGCTGCTGAGCTTTTGACTTGTCTCCTCGCTCGCCGTACAGCGCAGTGTTGAATACCTCAGCCGTGAATGTCGCCAGTCCTGCGTCAGGCTGCGTCGCAATCGGAAATGCCGCGATAAGCTGGTTAGGAGTCGGATGCATTCCGGTTGCGGGATGGATCATCAGATTGCAAATCTGATCAATCGTGAATCCGTGCAGGATATTGGCCATAATGAATTTTGACCAGTAATCCTTACGTCCTGCGTTGACATCTGGATTTTCGTCTTCTATCCACTCAGGCTCTTTATCCAGGATTTCGTGATCAAATCCGTAGTTATCAGCATTGATGTCCATGAAGAATTCCTTTAAATATTACCTACAATTACATGTTTAAATGGGGGAAATCAACCGTGGAAAATACTTCGAATTTCGAACAATCTAATGAGGTTTCAAAGGCCACGTTGAAGAAACATAAGGAAATCGTAGCAGAATTGAACCAGTCTCCAGATTGGTGGAATTTGCGAATTAAGCAGAGGCAGCGTGCATCCATTATGTCTTTAAAGCCGATGATGTATGAGCTTTGGCGCACGAAGCAGCTTACCAAAAAAGAAATCGCTGATGCAATAAGATCGACAGGATACAAGATTTCAGACACTGAAATGGAATACTGCATTGAGCATCTCGGGTGGAAATTCAACGAAAACGACGGAACGAAGCCAACCGTGAAAAAAAAGACAGCTAAGGAACGAGCATTCGAAGCAGCTATCATAGAACTCGGTAGGTCAATGCCTCCACACAAAATGGACCCGCGCGTAGCCGCCAGGTACTACGAGCTGACAAACATACTTCCAATCCAGACAAACGCTAATTTTTTCCGTGCAACTGACTTTTTGTGCGCCATAGAGAGAAAGGCCCGTGAGGCGTGGGCTGTCGACAAAAGCCTGGAAGAGCATATTGCCTTCACCGGAACAGTGCCACCGGAAGAGATAAAGGATGATGACGAGATCATGAAGTGGGTTAAATTCATTTAACGTTTGTGTGATGGTTAAATCTGACCTAGGTTAAATGTGTCGTAAGCCACCAGGCAACGATCCTTTCTTCACAAAAGGTAAGGCCACAGGGGGTCAGCTGCTCCTGTGGCCTTTGTGTTTTAGAAGTAGTGCGTGAATCTGGCAACCTGGCCGTTCTGAGGGTGGTACAAGAAGCACTCAATCGCCTGTTGGTTTACATAACCGTGTTTTGAATGCCATTGATCCGGAGGAGAAGGACTGCGGATGTATTCAACGAAAATGTTCATGCCCGGGTCCGTTGCGATTCCAGACTTGATTACCGTAACACCGAAGTGGTCTTTCTCTCTCAAATGCTTTCCTTGAGTACCGTATGATTTTCTGTCTTTATGATGAAAATGATGAAGGTGAACATAGCAATATTTGGTTTTGGACCAAGCTTCTCTCGCTTCAAAAGCTACCTTTGATCCCCAATCCTTTTCTTTAGACCCGTCACCGTGGTCATAAACCAGTAGATTATTTCCATATACGGAATATTTTGTTTGCATGTCGGCAATGTTGCCCTGCTCTTCTCCAAAGCTGATATTTGGATTTGAGTGGAACCAGGCCCACAGGCTTTGAGCGAGCATCCATCCTGATCGATTGTCGTGATTGGACATGCAGTGAATAACACTCACAGGAGCAAATAAGCTCAGCTCTTCGATAATGTCTCGGTAAACCAGGAATGCATCTTTCCAAGCCTTGTTTGGGCTTCCGTCATGATCCTGCCGTGTGCCACCAGTAGTGGTGTTTTGATTGTTGTCAACATGAAGAATGTCGTTACCGATGATGAACTGGATGCGCTCTATACCGAACATCTCAGCTTTTTGAACAAGGGCACTGACGGCCTCTCTGAGACGATTTACGGCCTTCTTTCGACCGTATTTGTATCCTGTTGTTGCCTCTTCGACGAGCTTTCCGATATGGACGTCTGCTGGGTCAATGACGAGAAGATGCTCTCCAGGTCTGTATCTGATACGATCATAAACTGGTGCGTATGTTCGCATTTCGTCGATGATTTGTTTGGTAAAATTCTCCGCAGTTCCTGCTATTGCTCTTTTGACGAATACGGACATCTCATCCGTTTTGTCCCAATAATATTGAACGTCTTTTATATCAAAGCCGCGCTCTTCAGCCAGCGTTTCCAGGATTGCCTTTTGCCTGGGTGTCTCAGGATTAGTCTCAGGTGTTGTCTTAGGCTCTGATGAACCTGTCAGCTCTTTGAAATTTTTGCCGTGATTGCGGCGACACCACTTGTTAAATGAGTCTGCGGTTGAATAACCGAGATCATCGGCAACTTTATTGATGTTGAAATTGTGTTCGAAAGCTTTTTCCTGCAGAAAAGGAATTGTATATTTCATGGGAATAAATTCTCCTGCGAGAGCCTAATTATCCCACAACTCCTTGAAAGGACAGATCATGAGACTTGGCGCTCGGTCCGCCTACGCATTAGCAACAACCGCTAAGCCACTGCAGAATATCATTTTATCTGTTGTTGATAAATATGATTTAGTCGTTATAGAAGGATACGTGTCGCGAATGGAGCAGGATTTACGCGACAATTCCTATCCGAATAACAAGGAAAATAGAATTCCGTCACTTTCGTGCAAGATAATTCCTTCGCCGCATTACCATAAAAGCTACACCGACGCACTGATGACAGAAATTGCCCGCGAGGCTAAACGCCAGCAGGTTAAGATATGTATGAAAGATTTTAACGGGATCGTTACTATCGAATTAGACGATGACAGCTGGCGACTTGATACTACGGATGAAATCCCAGACTGACCTTGCTGTATTCTGGTCCTTACTGTCGTAAGCCATAACGATAGACGTGGCTATCCTGTTCAACACCATGTGCGGCTGCGAAGAGATAATTGTTTCGAAAGTCGAAACATATTCATCAGCATTTACAGACGAACCAAGCATTGCCTTGAACTTTTCCATCTCGTCGTTCTTGGCCGGATTTAGGAAGTGCTTTACCGCAAACAACTCACCACATGCGACGCTCTCCAGGAGGAGAACCAATCGTTTCGTAGCCGCTTTAACAGTCTTCAATGCGTCAATGTTGCGGACGAAGCCTGAGAAAACCGAGGCAATTCCAATCTTCTTTATATGCTGCATGGCGTCGCTGTTAGATACATATCTCTTCCATGCATCAACGATTTCAAACGCCGACTTCTTCGTGAAATGTATCGACTTTGATAGCAAAGTGGCTGATGGCTGTTGCTCAAATGCAACATCTTCTAACATTTTACGATCTTCAGTCTTAAGGAATGAAGTCTTTTGCTCGTGAAGGTCTTTTTCATAGCTTCCGACATGAAATGTAACACCTTCTTTCGATACATCAACGTCCGTGATTTTAAACGAACGAACGCTTCCGAACTCGAAATCGTTGAGGATTTGCGTCACAAACCGAGCGCGGACGCTTGATGGGTAAACTGAACCTTTGTAGCCGTATTCAACCAGCTTATCAGCCGGAATGAACAAGCTTGTAATATGCTCCTGAGATGCAGCCTGAACCAGCTGCGTATAAACGAGATGAGACATTGTAGAGCGGAATTTGCGAGCTGCATGCAGCTCGACTGTCATCCAGTTCCGCGATGTCGCAAATGCAAAAAGAAACAGCTGGCCAGGGGCAAAAACGACCTCACGATCAATGATCTTGCAAGGCATCAAAGGACGAATCTGCCTGGACGGGAAACCTTTGTAATTGCCGAATTTCCATGAGACCATGCAGGTATTCAGCTCTTCGATCAGGTAGTGAATTTGATCGAAGTCGATATTCAGATATCGGCGAAGAATCGTTGTCTTTACGGAAAAGGTTCTCTCGAAATAGTCAGGATTATCCTTGAATGACTTCCAATCGATAGCGCCCAATAGCATGTAAAATGCCGCCATGGCCTTTGGAGAAGCAACTTTTCCATGGAACTGAAGTGTGTCGAAAATCTTTGTCGACAAACGGACCTTTGGATTTTCCTGCTCGACGTACTCATATCCGCGCAGATCGCCAAGTGATGTGGCAAGCAGGTTGTTGTAATCGAACATGCGCAGTGCGTCATGTCTCGAACGACGGCCAGTTACTTTTGACAGAAAATTCTGACGCTGAAATGTGGTGATGTTCATGATGTAGCTCCGTTCCTGATTTAAAGATAATCCGTCGGCGTGAATTGATCAACAGGAAGTTCGCATAGTCTGAATAAATATTAGTTTGAATTTCAAACTAATTATACACCTGTGTGTAGTGTTTCCTGAATGGGATTTAGATCAGGTTTTACCGAATTCCGTCAACCAAATACATGTTGATTAAGGTCTGCATATTCTTATAACATATATCCGGAGTCCGATTCCTGATGAGATTCTCTTTCCTTTTATTGCCGGTTTAATCCTCATCCTTTGACCGGTTAACAATCCACGCCTGGAGACGATGATGCGCCACCGGATGGATTTCCTTCTCGGCGATATAACCGACGGTTCAACATCGATTATCACCATGACATGACGGATTTGTCGTATACCAGGTTCATATTCGTCTATCCATATCCATGAGGTTCTCGTGTCTACGGATAAATATTAGTTCGAATTTCGAACTAATTATATCCCTGTGTGTAGTAACTGTTAAATCCGTGTTAGACTAGATTTAAAGAGTTATTGTCAACTGGATATTGCCGTTTTAAGGCCTGCATATTCATATAGATTCAAATGGAACAGATTCCGATCATCAAAAGATGATGTTGATTCCAGGAGTGCGACGATTATCATTAACGGACAACGGATGAATATAATTTCCGATTATAGGTACACAAACCTGGTTAGAAATATCTGTTGACGGATAAGCTGTTTTACTTGCCTTTATACGGGAATATCAAATGTTGAAGGCCTGCATATTCTTATTACATATATCCGGAGTCCGATTCCTGATAAGATTCTCTTTCCTTTTATTGCCGGTTTAATCCTCATTTCCTTTGACGGTTTTCTTTACCTCCGCTATAAATAGTCAACAGGAGGCACGATGACGAACAACGCAAAGAGACAACCACCGGCAAGGCCGGTTCACCGACCCGTTCCGGTTACGACGGCTGCGCCAAAGGAAAAACTTCCTTCACGGTTTTTTCTATCAGCGCCAGGATTAAAAAAGGACGGAACTCCGGTACCGACTGAAGACTGCGAAGCAAGTCTTCTTATCACATCTGCAGGCTTACCGGCTTTCACATGCATCGAGCATCAGCTCGAAAATAAACAGACCGGTAGATGGGATGTTTTTGAGCTTTGCCCTCAGGCATACGCCGTTGGATGCCCTTTGTGTGCCACAAAGAACAGACCGTCGGAAAAAATGTTTCTGTCATGCCTGGAAATACGGGATAGAGCATTCACCGGTGATGATGGGGTTGAGAGGATTAGCCGATTTAGAAGACGGATTTTAAACGTCTTAGAGCCGCAATGGAAATTCTTTGAGGATATCCTGGAGAAGCACGGAACGTTGCGCGGAGCGCTGATTAATGCCGTCCGTGTGACATCAAAAGACCCGAAGATTGGTCAGTTGTCATTTGTCGAGATGATCAGCGAAGCTGATATGGTCGATTCATTCGGAAACCGTGCTTACGTCAGGAACGGAGTGACGGTAAAGCGTGAGAACGAAAATCTGATCGACTTGCCTTTTGCGGAGCTATTTCCTTCTCCTCAGGTCAACGACTTGATTTCCAGGTACGGAGGTGAACCGGTTGTCGGATTTAAAGACAAGGAAATCCCATGGGCGCTCCTGGATGAATCTGACGCAATCCCGTTTTAGCAATGAATTTCAATACATATTAAACCATGGATATTACGTTTAAGACATATAAGGGGCGGAGATGAGTCAAGTCATTAAGGAAGTCCGTCGGGCTTTGGAAAGCAAAGCAAGATCAAAGCGGCAAGGAAAGACAGACCTTGAAATGGTCGATATGATAAAAGGTAAAAAGTACCGCGTTAGGTCCGAAGCTGATCTTCATGAGAGACTGCCAGAAGGAGAGCCAGCACGTCTAACATCTCCATCCGGATATCAAAAATTCGTCTATAGTCCGGAACGAGTTAAGGCGCTTGGTTCGGTGCGGGAATTTTTCTTCCCGGGCTTTGGAGCAAGACTATTCGAGAAGAAGAGCTTGACACATATGGAACTCAACGTGGCGCTTGGATTGCCGACAGGCAAGCTCAAGCTGTGGATTATGCGCAAGGAGTTTCCACCTCCGCTCGGTCTTTCCTACACATCATTCAAGGGCGATCCTATTCCATCATATACCATTGCTGAAAGCCTGACATACGCGAAAATCCTTGCAGACGAGCTGGGTCAAGTCGAGAATATCGACTATTGGGAAATATATCGACATGGGATAACTCCGATCCTCTTCGCGGCTCAAGAGCAAATGCGAAAAATGGTTTTTGAAAAAGGCGATAAGCGCTGGAGACTCAGCGACGATGATAGAGAAGAGGTGATCAATGAGTAGTTCAGACGATATACAGAAGCGCCTGGCGAAGAACGGATGGGGGTCAGTGCTGCGTCCTGTCGATGAGCATGTGCAGCACGTGCCGTGCGGAATACTAACGCTCGATATTGCCCTTCTCGGTGGCCCGGTGCTTGGTCAGCTCAATCACACGATCGGTTATGAATCAGCCGGTAAGTCGACACTCGCATTTATCAAAATTGCTGCATTCCAGCGGGCCTTTCCGACGAAGAAGGCGGTCTATATCGACGTTGAGCAGACGCTTGATACAACCTATGCAGAAGTGTACGGCGTCGACCTTGACCGTCTCATTATCGCAAGGCCTGAGACTGGAGAGCAGGCAGTTGACCTGGCGCATGAATACCTAAAGGCGGATGACGTCTGCATCGTCGTATTCGATTCAGTCCCTGCCCTTTTCTCCGAAAAGCTACTTGCCAAGGAAGCCGGTGATCCTTCAATCCCTGGTATTCAAGCTCGGCTCATGTCTAACCTGATTTCAAAGGCGGCGAACGCACTCGGACACGCAAAGAACCGTGGATTAAACGTTCCAGGCTTTGAAGTGATCAATTTCTGGCGCTCGAAAATCGTGATGATGGGCGATGACCGCTCGATCCCTGGCGGAAATCACTTGCGCCAGGCCATGTTCAACAACGTCAATCTAAAAAACCAGGAAAAGCACGGCCAAGACCCTGTTCTCAAGGATGTCGTTGCGCTTTATAATGAACATTCCTTCGAAATTCGAAAGAATAAGATAGGAAATTCCTTGAAGCAGGGTGGATTTACCATCACGAGAACCTCATCACATCGCAAAGGAGTTGGCTGGATCGATCAGGGCGAAACATGGTGGAAATACGGCCGGTCCGCCGGTTTGATCACGGGCGGCGGTGGAAAATTCAAGATTGATGGATTTGGTCTTGAGGGAAAGAAAGCTGAGATCGTAACCTGGCTGGAAGATAATCCAGATATGACAGAAGCGCTTTGCCACGAGATTTTGTGCCGGTACCGCGTGAAATACGGCAAGAGCCGTGACGGATGGCGCGCTGGTGAGTATATATCAATTGATTGGCCTGAGGGAGTTGTTGATGGGGATATTGACACCGATGACGAATAGGCAGCGTAGCGACAAGCATGAGAAGATTGTCGCTACGAGACTAGGCGGGAAGGTTACACGTGGATCGGGAAATTCCATCGAAAAAGGTGACGTTCGAGTTCATGGAAAATTCCGTGTCGAATGCAAGACCACAAAAGCAAACTCATACCGTCTGGAGCAGGAAATTCTTCTGAAGATCATGTCAGAAGCGACGGCTGCAGGTGAAACAGGAATTTTGAATATTCAATTTGAAACAACCGGAAAGCGTTTTGTCATCCTTTCCGAAGACGATTGGGAAGAAATCAATGGCGCTTAAATTTAACGATGAGTCATTCGAAGCTCTAAAGGCTATTCGACAAAAATACCGCAGTCAGAAGGAAGCAGAGCTTCCAAGAACACTAACGATTGATCAAGTCGGATTCTATGACGCGGTTCACGATGCTGATCGCATTGCCATTCATGATGAGCCTGAGAAGGTCGAGGTTGATCTTTCAGATATCATTGATGTAGCGGCGAATGACGCGAGAGATGTTGTCGTAGGAACGTATTCCCATAGGGAAATCGAAATCCTTCCATCAGCAGATGAACTGATTACCAAAGCACGTACCCTCAATGAGCAGATTGGCCGGAGTTACCTGGACCTTGGGCGCGTTTGTCAGACGCTCATTGCGCACGGTGTACCTCAGGAAAAGGGCTACAAGGACCTTTCCGAGTTCTTCGAAAAAGAGGTTCAGCTGCATTACCGGAAGGCATCATATCTCATCGACATCGCGCAGCGCGTCGACGAACTCGGTATTCCTGATGAAAAAATGATGTTGATAGGCTGGTCGAAAGCTAAGGAGATCGTGAGAGCTGCTGATCCATCAGTTCCTATGCTGATCGATAATGCTAACATCATGTCGATTGAACAGATCAAGCAGGAAGTGAAGCGCTCTAAGGATTTGGTGTCTGACATCCCTGAAGAGCACAGGAAGCGCCGTGTGCGTCTGTCGATGGGTTATTGGGATGATCAGCTTGACGCCATCAAGGACGCTATCCAGATGGGCCAGGAAGTATATGGTCACCACGATAATGAGGCGCTGATCCTTTTCAAGATCGTAACCGACTGGACGCACAATCAACACCGCGCACCGGCACTTGAAACTATGGTCACTTACATCGAAGACGCATATAAATGTAAAGTGAAACTGGAGTATAATGATGGAAACTGAAAATCAATTCGCTCGTGAAGTCGAAGCGCTAGACCGTCTACGCTCTATAAAGTCTGCCGCAGCAGAACTTGGCATTGAGCCTTCAACATTGCGCCGCAGGATCAAGCGGTCAGGATTCGCATTGGAGACTCTTGTGTCTCCAAGGGTGCGCGGACGTAATGCCGGAATAAAACGCGTAATGCTGGATGGAGGAATCGTCAATCTTGGAACTCCAATGTCAGAGCAAATCGTCATCGAAGACGTTGTGAGAGGGTTGTCACGCACTGGATGGAATAGTGGTCAGACGCACGGATATTTTTCCCTTGCTGCAGTATCAGTCCTGTTTGCTGAGCACATATCACGCAAAACGAAGGATGCTGATTTGGCACTGACGGCTCTGCTGTGGTACGGATATGCCGCTTTTATCGGGTACATTCCGCGAATACTCGAAGACAAGATGACGGGCAACTGGCACTCATTCAAGCGTCTTATGAGGATGGCTGTGGAAGATAGCCAGGATCAATACCTAACGGCCGCATTGCACGAAGATTTTTTTGAAGAAGAAAATCGCACGTTTGAGAGCATGCTTGAAAAAACACTTTGTCGCGGTGAATCACTTATACAAATCGGATTTTCATCGTCAACAAGGCTTGATGAAACTTTGTTCATGAAACACCTCATTTCCTTGAGAGCAATAGAGGAAATCTTGGCAAATAATTCGAAAGTCGAATGATTGACTTCGAAATTCGAATGAATTAATAATTAAATCTGACGTCATGGTCGTCCGTTCCTCCGTTCCTAACCATGGTAAAGCCGCTCGGTGTTTCACGAGCGGCTTTTTTCTTGTTCTTCGCAAGGAATTATGTCAATTAATATTAAGCTAACAAAAAAGGAATTCCATTATGGAAGATGTCATCATGGGCAGACCACAGATTTATCCGTGGAACGAAGCCAGGGTCGAGGATTTTTTCATCCTCCCATATGAGCGCTCAGCCGCTGTTTCTCGCGTCGCTAACATGAATAAAAAATTTCGCGACGGAGGATCAGAGCGAAAATTCAAGGTGATCTCATATGACGAAATCAATAAACGTTCCACGGTCAAGCGGGTTCGGTAGTCTTTACACCATTATCACGGCTATTTTGTTAACGCAGATTATTCTGTCTGCGATTATATTTTCGATTATTACGACTGGTAAAGAACGCGCTTCAATTGGCGGTGTATCAGTACTTTCAAAGTCTGACATATCAAAATGGGCTGATACCTGTGATAGCCCTTGCTTTCTACCTGCACAATATAGAGGCGGTGGAAATCTTTTATGGTTCCAGAACGCGGCGTTCATTCTGATGGATCAAAATAAGCAGCTCGTTATAGATCACGACGTTTGCATCAGTGCATGCACGATTATTGTCGATACTATGCAGATGTATGGCGGAAATGTGTGTATAGCGCCGCAGGTATTAATGGGTCTTCATAGAGGCTCAAAATATGATCAGGATGACAAATTTACGGGATATTTCGACTACGAATACCTGAATCCTGTCATTCGACAATTCCTTATCGACAATTTAACGCTCGATCCGGAAGGAGAGGTCTCGTTTCTTGCATCGGATAATTGGAGTGTGTGGTGGCCGATGTGCAAGAAAGATTATTCGCCAAGACCGGCGATGGAAGACGGAGGACCTGATGACTACTATAGCTTACCGTGATGGAGTACTGGCGACCGATAGTCAGGTGACATACGGATCGTCATATTACACTGGAGCTATCACAAAGATTGCAAAGCGCGAATTCTACGATGTGGGTGAAAAGAAGGTACACCTGGCGGCCGGATGTGGAGATGCGGTCTTGGTGCAGCGTTTCCTCAACTGGTTCAATGACGGAGAAAGCGGAGAGTTTGATCTTAAAGTGAAAGGCGACAGAGAAGAAGCTTCATTCTGCGGCGTTGTCGTAGTCGATCTCAATACGCTTATCATGCACACCGTTGAGGGAATGTGCACTTTAAAGATCAATGAATATTTTGCAGACGGTTCAGGTAGCCCTTTTGCTCTCGGCGCGATGTATCATGGCGCTACAGCTGAGCAGGCTATACTTGCGGCTGGAAAGCACGATAGACATACAGACATTAACGTTCAAATGGAAAGACTGTGATGATTATAATTGGATATGGATTTGGAATTTCTGGACTAACCGAAAAACAGGTGCGGTTCCTGAAAAGCCAGGACAGGCTGATCGTGGAAGAGCTTGGTGAAGACGGGTTCGCTATTATGATGGCGACATCACGTAAAGAATTCGATGAGAATTTTGACGTTCTTACACCTATGAATGAGGTGATCAACGGCGTACGTGAATATATTTACCGCGTTCAAGATGAGGCAAAAATTATCAGGCTTGAGCCTGAATATATCATATTCCGAAAGAATAAAGAAATACAAGAGGAGGAAGTTTATGAAACAGAAGAACCAGGAGACATTGAATCTGGAGCTGGTAAGCCAGCAAATACAGGACCAGCTAACACTAAAAAACGCACAAAGAGCTGATGTTGATAGGCTTACTGCCGAATTCATCAGGATGGGTGGAAATATTACAAAGTGCAAGAATCGATATTTTGAGGATGGTATAGCTCCTGTAATCGGGAAACCAGTCGGAATTCGATAAAAATAGCAAAAAATAACATTGTTGTTTGCAAAATGTTTCGTATAAGATAATTGAGGAGGCTAAAATGTCGGTTAAGGATAACCAGTTGATCGACGCATTCGCAGGTGAAAATCGTCAGGTACTGCTTGGCGTAATGGACATTTTGCAAAAGGCGTTGGACAAGCAATCGAGTGTCGAGAACTTTAAAATAATCGAGAGAATGTTTCTGAAGGGTCCGATTACGGATATGATGAACTTCCCGATTGATGCACTTGAAAGCATGGAAGAGGATGGATTGCTTTGGTCAATAGATCATAACGAAGTCCGATACTGGAGCTTTACCGATCACGGCCTATTAAAATATGTGAGCGGAGAACTCGAAAATGGAATCGTCTAAAATCATTGCATCAAACGTGCGTGATCTCATGAAGCGTAAGGGCCTGCTTATCAAGGACTTGTCACGTATGTCCGGCCTATCTCTGATGTCCGTAAATCGGCTCAGGAAGGGAGATTCTTCTCCAACTACAGAGACGCTAGATGCGGTAGCAAAGGCGCTTGGAGTGCCGGTTGCGTCGCTCCTGACGGTATCTGTGAGCCGTGGCCTGGTACACGATATATACCCTACCCTGTCTCTGGAAAAACGAATGATATTGGACGAATTCGCATCAAAGCTGATGCAGCTTGGAGAGCCAGAATGAATACTGAAATAATTGCCCTGGCCATCGCCGGTGTCTTCGTTGCCTACTTCATCCTTTGGGCCGACAAGGCTCTAAGAATGCTCTCTGGCATGTCGAGCGCTGTAGCGATGATCGCACTCACTCAGATGCCAAAGGAATTCGTAGAAAAAATGCCGTCGACAAAACCTTTCGAAAAGGATAAAGTCTAAGAAGGTAAATATTTGAAGGGAGGTGATCCTATATCTTGCAGCCGACAGATTTCTGACGGTCAAGGTAAAACGGTCACCTCCCTTTTTGGTGACCGTTTTTTTATCTCTTGATTTATGCATCCGCCGACAACAATAATACCATTCTAGATACAAGGAGGGTATTATGTCTACCTTAAAAGAACTTTTAAAGCGTCGTGAAGACCTTGAACAGTGGATGTTCTGCAAGGAAATGTCTGATAATTTTTATCACACTTCAGGCAGGTACGCAGCTGATCGCAAGAAGCTATTCGAAATCAATAAGCTCATTGCTGAAGCCGAATTGGAGGCTAAGTGATGTCGGAACAGGATCGCATCGTAGAACTACTGGAACAGCTCGACGATCAAGCGTTAGGAAAGCTTAAGCGCGACATCTTCAACACTCTTGAAGAGGTCTATTCACTCGAATATCACGATCTTGAAGATGAAGATATCTTCGAATTCTACGCAGAGAAGGTCATCCGATACAGCGATATCCTTGGTGCAGAACGGAGAACCTGGAAAAACCTGTGCGGTCCAGATGCCCCATGGCCTCCTGAAGGCGCTCATAAAGTTTCGCTGAATATGGGCCCTACCCTGGATGGCCCTGTCTATCAATATGTTGCCTGGTTGCCAGGAACACTTGAGCAGCTTGAGGACTATTACGAGCAGCTTGCAGACGAGATTTTCGATGATGTAGGGTCAAAGCTCATCAGATACAAACACGGCCGTAAATTCGGCGTTGTGGAAGGCGGTAAGCCATGATCGAGCTGTATGACGAGGACCCAAACATATATCTGCCACACATAACAATTTCACCGACAAGCAATGGACTATGGATCATTGAGCGTAGAGGCACGCCTGAAAATCACGCATACGCGACAGTAGAGGCCGCTTTATGGGCTGCAGGTAAGCCAGGACCATTTGTCGCCTCAATCGCAGCAAAGAAAAACAAAACAATACTGACGGAGGAAGATTTAAATGTACCAGCAAAACCTGATAGCAAGGAATATAAAAATAGCCATGAAGAACAGGGGGATAACGATAGAGAATCTGGCTTTTGAAACAAGACTTTCAGCAGCAACTATTTCTAACATCCTTAGGCTACGATTCACTCCACGTGAACGAACTCTTAAAGCGATAACAGATTTTTTTGGGATTGATATAGATGAATTTAGGACGTCATCTGTAAATCCTGTAAATGCATCTGAGGCGATGTTTAGTGACGAAAATTTCGTTGAAGATCAACACAATCTGTTTATAGCCAACCTGAAATTTGTAAAAGCAAAGCTGAACATATCAGATTCTGACCTTGCAGATGCTGCGTCTATCCCTGTTGGGACTGTAAGAAACGTTATACAGCATAAGACATCTCCTACGATGACGGTGATGGAGAAAATATCAAGGGGGCTGAAGTGCCCCCTTTACAAGTTGTTTGATCCTGGATTTATCGACGAAGTGAAGACAAGAAGTCAGGAACGTAGTCTCGGTCAATCAAGTCACCCTCGAATTTCTCTCTGATCATCAGGATCACCTCATATAGATCGTCTGGTACATTGTTCCAGGCGTTCTTTCTTTTCGCGTTCTCCCAGTTTTCCTGATTCTCTATTGCGAATTCCATTGTCAACCCGATTGGAAATTCGGTTGGGATTGGTGTAAAACGCTTTTCGAACGTGTCAACAATAGCTTCCTTGATATTTCCGAAGTCGTAGATGTGCCGGTTGATTCCAAGGATATAGAGGTCTCTGAAATCCTTCAATCGTCCGTTAGCAATGCCCTTTACAGACGCGCAGTGAAGCTTTTCAGCGATCTGGTAAGACCAAGGCTGGACCTTTACGACAGCGCTCTTCATACCTGGATAAAGCGTCGGAAGAGCTACGTCATTAAGCTCCTTTGGCCTATCAGGACCGATTGAAATGTCCAGATGGCACTTGATCTGGAACCCTCCATTAGGACGTCCCTTTTCAGGTTTTCCTCCTAGATAGGCTTCGAGCTGTATGCGCAGGCCTGGCATACCATTATGCGGATGAATAAGCTCTGAAATCTTGCCTACAACGAATTCAAGATCGTCTTCAGCATCTTCAATTTCAGTGGCGCGGTTAACAAGGAACTTGATTAGATTATGAATTTCTTCCTTACTCTTTCCCATGTCGCTGACGTGCAGGTCGATATCTGACGTAGGACGATTCATGTCCTGGAACTCAGGGCACCAGTTCCACAACTGTCCACCTTTTACATATGCATCAAGCCACATGCAGTCAAATACCTTCTGCAGCTGGCAGGCGCGCACTGTGAAGCGCTCAAGAGCGTAGGACTTGGCATACTGATCAGGATGAATGCCACGAGCCTTTGCACGGTCTTTTAGTGAGCGTGCTCTTTTGTATCCGTTTGAGTTTGTATCTACCTGGGCCATGATGGTCTCCTTTTTTCTGATAAGACCATCATTGGCAGTTATGATGCAAGAAACCACAAAAAAGGTATTTATTTTGCCGAAAGGAATTTATTGAGGCGGTCGAGAATGCCGATTTCGGCGGCTTTCTTCCGTAATTCCTCAACTTCGGCCACCTGCGCGAATTCAAAGATTTCCTTGACTGTATCTTCGCCGATGAACTTCTCGTCCATAAGGCATTCGATCAAAGTCCGCATTTCGCCGGAAATCCGGTATTTGCGTCCTTCACTGTCAAGTCTATCTTCAATATCCCATTCGCCACAAGGACATTCACTATCCCGAACGATAATGTCTCGGATCATTTCCGTCGACCAACCTCGTGCGATTGCTGCGGTCAATGATCCTACGTGACGGGAGGAGTCCACCTCAAAAAAGTCCGACATCCAGGCTGCGGCATCTATTCCGCTATCCTTATCACCTGTCTTTGTCATGTCAGTCATTCCGTTTCCGATGAGAAAGAGATACGATATCGGCATGAGAAAAGCAAGCTGAAAATAACAAATAAGATATTTTTCGAGATCGAGTGGTTAACGGCGTCTTAATGCGGACGAAATCGATTTGATACCGCTTTGTGCACCTACGTATCCAAAATAACCAAGAATGATTGTACCTTGCCATTGATCCATTGGAGCCGGAAAAGCACTAACCTTCCATCCAAGCTTGAACATGGTATCGGCCCATACGGCTCCAAGGTGAGACACGGCAAAGAAGCCGATCAGGAATGTCAGCAGACGCTGTTCCCAGAAGCCAGCTGTTGCCAGGCGTATCTCTTTAGCGCCATTTGCAACCTGAATCTGGGCCTGAATTTCTTGAATTGAAATATCAGCAGCGATTCGCTCGGAATCGTTCTGAGCCTTTAACTTCGCTTCATAAGCCTGAGTCAAAGACCTGGCAAGGCCGCCAGAAATCCAATTGAGAATTGTGATCAGCATCCTTCGACTGCCTTTCTTGCAAGCTGGTTTATTCCATATTCCCAGCAAACGACGCCGTATTTTGGGCCTTCGTGTATGAATGAAGCATTTCCAACGCGACAGAATGACCAGTATTTACCTGGCCCATGCTGCGGCTCTATAAAGAACTGAGTGTCCTTTTTCTCTTCAATCAGCTGTTCTATGTCGGTCTGCATCATGCCTTCAGCCCATTTACCTTGCGCTGAACAATATCGCGACGCTTCCAAATGAAATATGCAGCTGCCGCAATAGCAATGACAGCTACGCCAGCAATGATCCATCCGACTGGCAATCCAGCGCCGGTCGACACAGCACCAGCCACACCAGTGACAGGGATAACGGACTTTGCAGCGTCCTTTAGCATTGCCGTGTCTTTTGTCAGCTGCGCAATCGTAGCAGGTCCAAGAATACCGTCGACAGTAAGGTGCGGATGCATTGCCTGATATTTTTTGATAGCAGCCGTGGTCTTTGGACCGAGCCAACCATCCTTCTCGACAGGAATACCAACTTTATTCAGCGCTTCCTGAGCGGCCTTAACTTCCGGATCAGGCGTTTTTGGCGCTTTTATAGTTTCAGCTTTTACGGCCGATGATTTCCCAGCGCTGTAGTTTCCGGTCAGGAATAATTTGGCCTCTTCTTCGCGACGCCGAACGAGGCCAGGCAAACGCTTTCCGCCTGCTTTGTTGTAATTAACAGCCCAAATCGAAGCTGCTCCATTTTTATCGCCTTTCAGCAAAGGCTTGGTCCAACCCCAGGTCAGGAACTTAGGACCGAGATTCCAGGTGGCCGACACTTCAGCGTCGAACATGGCCTGATTATGAGGAGTCTCCACTTTACCAATGAACGCGTTGACGTAAGGTTCAAATTCTGTTTCCAAAACTGCTATGAAAATATCATCTGCCTGTTTCTGGGTGATTTTCGTTTTTCCAGGGATTAGCTTTGTGATTCCGATCTTAGAAAGCTCGTACCTAACAGCTTTAGAACGCATCGTGAATCCGTGTCCAATTGTTGGAATACCAACCGGATCAAGATAGCAAGTCAGAGGGCAGCCTTCTTGACGTGAGATAAATTTAACACCTGAAATAGACGTACGCATAAAGGAAATCCTCCATAAAGCATCATAAATATGAGACCATTATAGAGGATTTCCTTTGTAAAATCTATTAGTCCTTGACGATTTCCCATACTAAAGTATGTGGTTCACCGTATTCAATATTCAGAAAAAACTGCCACGTCCAGGAATATCCATCAGGTGCAGATGGGAGACATCTCGTTATTTTTTCAATCTCAATTCGCTTCTGCTCCTTAATAGCATCATTATAGGAATAAAGTTCATAGTCCCATACACCAGGAGTTCCTAGTGAAACAGTTACGCCTTCAAGATTTAGTGAGATTTTCATATATTTCCTTTCTCGTCGGGAAGTTGAAAGCAAAGCATACATCGAATTCGTATTTTTTACCCTTTTCCCATGAATAAAGATAGGAAAATACACTCTCTTCGAATAAGGAGAACTCAAATCCATCAGGGCATATAAAGGTTATATACGGCCACCCATCGCACACGATGCGATGTCCAGACGTTGGAATCGTCTCCTCATTCTCACCCATCATTTTTCTGACAATGAAAGCCGCAGCGTTTACAGTAAACGCAGCGTCGACACTGTAGCTTGTAATCTGTATTTCAGGTCCAAGCTCACCAATATTATACTTCATCAGCATGATACACCTCATCATATTGTGGAAAATGGCACATCCTGACTGGCTCATTACGCCACTTCATCAAGTACTCGCCATCAAGAGTTTCTTTTTCAAAGCTGATGATAGGAATGATCAATTCCTCTGGATTCATGAAGTGATGCGTTCCTTCATCGTCATTTACGATCACAAACCCGTTATCTTTGCGGAAGAGTGAATAATTTTTGCTGCGTGGGCCAAGATCGTAGAAATCGTTGATCAACTCCCCTGCCCTATCCACAACAACTGAATGCCGCCATTTCGTCTTGCCGTTGACATCAAGGACGATGTGAAGCCCATTTACGGTTCCACTTTCTCCAGCTTTAATGAACTGAACTGAAAACATGGTTCCTCCCATCACTTCTTGAAATTTGGCTTTGAAAAGCTTGCAGGAGCCGATTTAACTGGAACGGGCCTTGCAGGAACGCGTGCTGGAACAGCAGCTGGTTTTACCTGAGCCTTTGGCTCTGCAGGCTTCACGTCTTCGACACGTCCGACCTGATTTTCAGGCTTAGCCTTCAGGCCGAGAGCGAATTTCGCGTCATCAATGGCAGTTTCAAGCAGTTTTACAGAGTGATCTGTCAATCCGCATGTTGTTGACCCGGCCTTTAAAATAGCGTCGAGAAAGATTTCAATTTGAGCTTTATTCTGGTCCATGTTGCACCTCCTTCTTACGAGTCAACACTCGCTATCGGCGATGCAAGGAACTACATAAAAAACTTATTAGACTGATCTCTTTCGGCGACTATCTTTTTCAATACGTCTAGTCTCTTCTTCGGATTCCTCTCACAGAGAGCATCCAGGTACGACAGGACAAAGCGGTGCTCAAGAGCATATTCGTAAAGCTCAGCCTGAGCGCTAGATAGTGATTCCATTAGATGCCTCCATTTCAATATCTAATCATTTAACCATGGCGCTAATCCACCATCTCACCAGCAAATAATATGACAATGGTAAGAATGTTACAAACAGCCACTGAGATATTGATATGTGGTTCGATCTAACCACCGTGACATTGCGAGTTTGATCAATGGCGAGATCGTAAGATTGCACAATTTGCTAATTGTGTGTTTTAACCAACGAACGATCTCTAAATGGTTGACTGATTAGATCAAATCATTTAGCAAACGTTGGCTCAAACCGTTTCACTACGATTGGCTTATGAAATGGTTTGTTTGTTAAATGTCACAACGATTGGATGGTTAAATGTCACTAAAGATAGCTCTAATCAGTGTCAAAGGCGGTAGTGGAAAGTCCACGACTGCATCGGCCCTGGCTGCGGCATTTGCAAGAATGGGTAAAAGCGTTGCGCTTCTCGATCTTGATTCGCAAGGGACGCTGATCAAGTGGGGACAGGCAAGACAGGGTAGGGGAGGGGACCTTCCAGAGATAACAGTGGAAAAAATCGCAGCAGCTGACGCCGAGAAAGCATTTGACGCACTGGAGAGGGCAGGGGCTGATGTGATCATCGCCGATACGTCGCCGAGAGCTACCAGCTCACAGATGGGCCTAGCCAGGATCGCCGACATAATCCTGGTCCCATGTCAGCCGTCTATGCCTGACATAGACGGCGTACATCAGACCCACGAGATATTGCGCCACATTAAAGGGGCTCTTGAGAAGTCAAGGCTGGTGATCACCCGGGCCGCAACGGATATCAGTGCCAAGAATGAAACCTGGATGGTAGCAGATCACGTCAAGCAGCTTTACAAAATCGACATGATTGCAACGATTACGAACCGGAAAATATGGCAGAGAGCGATGGCTTTCGGAGTTGACGTCGCTGAAGTCGATTCTACATCTAAGGCAGCAAAAGAGCTGGATTACCTGGTACGTATGATCATGAAAGGACACAAGTGATGAAGAACCTAAATCTGAAGGATGCGCTGTCTGGTATCGCTAAGGAACCGACGCTGTTCAAATTGGAAGAGGTCATTTCTGAACCGAAACAGTTTATCGCATCACCAACCAGGGCTCCAAGCCGTATCAATAAGGTCAATTGCCATTTCCCGTTGTCGAAGGATGAGCGTAACACGCTGAAGATATTGGCGATTGAGCTTGGAATGCCAACAGAACACCTGATCATCGATGCGGTGAATGAGATGCTGGAGCGGCATGGAAGGCCGACGATTCAGAAGTATGAAGGGTGAGGGGAGTGGTTACGGTTGCACATCCTCCACTCCTATCGCGCTCGCAAGCGCTCGGTCTTATAACAGGCTCAGTGCAACTTGATCCTGTGTACCGATATCCTCACCCAGCCCACACAGCGTTAACCATGCCTTATTTTTAAAGACCGTAGGGCTAAAGCGCGGTCTCGGATAGCGTAAGAGCCTATCCCCGTGGCAGAGCCAGTCTATATTGTATGCACTGGCGACGCCAAATGCAAATTAGTTCCATAATATATCTTATCTGATCTTTATCCAGATTTGACTTGCTCGCCGGTACCGGCTCAAATTGCCGAATTACGAATCGGAGAAACAGATGTAGGCGAAGTGAAACCTCAACCAGATTGCCGTCCGGTTGAGGTTGTAAGGTCTCTCGAAAAAGGAATGAGCTGACCTTACCAAAATCGAATCGAGTGTCAACGGGAAATTTGCCGATTTCCTGATCGATATCGCTTTGTCTGCATTCAGAGCTGGAGAGCCTGATGCAAGAAATGATGAGACGTATAAGAAGAGCCCCTACTTCAGCCATGCACGGCCTGGCTCAGCTGGTGTGGAAATATCATGGTGCTGGACAGCTGGACGATGCATCTGCCGACTTACTGTCGACGGAAATAAGAATCCGTCAGCGCAATGCGCATTTCGAGACCCGAAGGGATCGAAAATTTTTCAAATCCAGGAACACTAATATAAGGAGACGTCTGGCAGCTGCAGGTGGAATGCCTCCTGAGCTGGCGCAGCACTTCACGACATCGCAACAGGCGGTGCTTTACGTCATATCGATGGAGTGTACAGAGAAAGGCTGCTGCAGCCTGACAGTCGGTGAGATATCCGACAAGGCACAGGTCAGCGAGACAACGGTCCACGACGCGTTGCGCAACGCAGAACGGCACGGATTCATCACCCGTCAGCAGCGCAAGCGCTTCCGGATGCCAAACCTCCCTTCAATTGTCCGAATCATCAGTGTTTCATGGCTTCAATGGCTCTCCTATAGGGTGCGGAAACACAAACACCTTAATCAATCAGATATTAAAGGGTCATTAACAGGAGCCAAAGTTCACCGTACCAGATACCCCTTGTTCCAGGCATCGCCGATGAGTCCAATGAGTAATCAGGAACAAGGAGGATCAAATGTTTCACCTGGTAACAAAGGACGAAGCAGAGGTACTCTCGGCGTGGAACGACCGGGAATGGCTGCTGCTGTCTCCTGATGCGTTGACGCTTCACGGTGACTATCTCGTCAATATCTTCACAGACGGACACAAGAGCTACATCGCTGTCGTTTACGAAGACGCCAGCGCTTATTACGACGAAAAGAGACGGCGCTTTATGAAAGAGGAGCTTGAGCGCTTCAACACGTTCGCAAAGAACCGATTCTATCGGCATGGATTGTATGTCTCCAGGGAGCACCTGCTTCTTACAGGGTTAACGTTTATGGCTGGCAAGTCGACGATTTACCGAGACAGTGCATTCGCCGCGATCAAGCAGCTTACACATAACCCTGTCGCGGATCGTCGCCGTGAAAAACGCCGTAAAGGCAATGCAGAGCGTAAAAGACGTGAACGTGAGCGCCTTAAGGCTACAGGGACACCAACCGATCAGGATGTGCACTGGGCGACGTGGAAAGCGCTTGAAGAGATCAGGTCTAATCCTGAAACGAGAGCATTCGCGCGCGACCTGCTCGTGCGATCCATCGATATCCTGGAAAGCCACGGTTTCAATCGTGAAAGAATAAGAAATCGTAGATTGAAAATGTCGATTACCAACAGCAATAAGTAGCGTGACATGTCACGCTTGAAAATGCCTCGATATTTCCGATTCAAAGTTATGAAGTAATGGGACGAGAGCCGATATTTTTGTGACATGTCACGCAGTCGAAAAATGTCTAAACCTTCGAAATTCGAAGCAGTTTACTGACAAAAATAAAGGGGCCTGTGAGAGCCCCTTTTAGTTCGGAAACTTGTATGCGCCAGATTAAAACTGTTTAAACATAACGGCGCAAACCATCTCAATACGAGATATCTTTGACATTTTAGAAAACGGAATAACTCCCTTTGGTCCAACGACCTTTATCTTTTCGTCTACATTCATACCATTCACGTTAACAACCCTGAACACACCGTCTGGATGTCCTAATTCAACGGTGTAGATAACACCAGAATCCTGAAACGTTTCTCTCCTCAATGTTGACATTTTTCCTTCTCCTTCTTTCAATGTTGACATTATGGACTATTAATCGTGTTCGTAGTCTTCGATCAGGTCGATTTCGTCATCCTGATCGTCTTCTTTCATCAGCTTGGCGATGATTTTCTCAGCCTGCTGAACGGTGTATGTCTCTTTGTCGATGCCTACGCCGTCGAAAATGATGATACCCATTATGGTTTCCTAAACATTTCCCAGCTGATGTTTCTATATTTCTCGCCGTCGAACATGACAACGCCATTTCCCATGAAACATGCGTCCTTGTATGATTTAGCAATAGCCTCCAAAGCTTCATCAGACATAGTGAGGCCGATTTCCTTTTGGCCGGTATATTCCTTATCTCGGTGATGATGTGCCATCAGTAATCTCCTTCAAACTGTCTTAGGATGCTTCTCTCGTGTGGCGTGATCATTACCTCGCGAACCTGCGATACATCCATGGCGAACGATACAATTTGGTATGCTGCCAAAACAGTCACCGCGATAACGATTCCTGATGCAAGAATGTGAAATATGCTGTTCTTTGTCATTGAAAATCTCCTTCCTGTTATATAATAATACCGTCGGCGGTGCATAAGGCAACAAAAAAGGGGCCGAAGCCCCAATTTCTGTTTTCTCTTACTCAGGCCTGTCGGCGAATTCCAGTGTGATGTTGCCGATCTTTACGGGTTTCTCCCATCTGTATCGCTCGTACAGTTCGTCAATACTTAAGGAGGGTTCTTTCCACGTCTCAGGTAAATCTGACAGGTCACTGCTTTCGACGTCGGGTGTTTTCATATACTGACCAGTAGGAACAAGCACCCTTGGAGCGCCGTAAATCTCCTGCATCGGGTCTTCCTCCTCATGACCTTCGCCTTCAAAATAGACGTCAGGAACATCGTTATCAACATTCTGCGCCGTTGTTCTAATTACATCCGGCATAGTGTCGACCAGTTCCTGCATATCTTCCAATGCCTCACCTACAGAGGTGATGAAGCCCTGCAGAAGGAGTTTACGGAAGGCTGGGTTGCGTTCGAATGATCCGGCTGCATTGAGAGAGCCGCCCGAGGTCCTACGGTAATCAGACAGGGTTTGTACCAGGTCCTGAATGGCGTCGAATGCTGCTTCTGCTTTGTCTAGTTTGTTCATTTGTTTATTCCTCCATTGATCTAAATGCCGCATCCCTGCTCTCAAGGAGCTTTCGCATTGCGACGGTTGATTCAGGGCCCGGCGTCAGGGTGAGAATGAGTTGTGCCAGGTCGTAGTAGTAGGCGGAGACTTCGCGCTTCTGTCCAGTGAACTTTTCGTAGGTAAAGTATTTGATCATTTCCACTTCCCCTTCATGCAACGGTCGTAAAAACTGGGACCGATTGCTTTGATTGTGATGGTATTGCCTACCTGCTCGATCTCGAAATCGCCATCCAGCAGGACGTATTGCGTTGTTTCCGAGGGGTCGATCTTGATCAGGCGGTTGCCGCGCTTGCCGGTGATGTCTGGTGCGCAGTAGCCGATGAACTGGTCTAGGAGCTGCAGGTTTTCGGGCGAGATAGGACGTGGTGGAGGCACCATTTGCTTTTGCTGTTTCATCTCGTCTCTTCCTCCTTTACCCATAAAAACTTGCCAGATACCACGTAGGATCAGCGATTTCGAAGCCTTTTTCACGCAGGGCGGTGACGATTTCATTGAGTTTGTCGACTTTATCCTGGCCGTGGTCGAAGTAGCCCTCACTGTAGCCACATCCGATGTCCAGGAAGTTAGAAATATCCGTCGGCTCCCAATCAGCTGAAGCTGATCTTGGGTACAAAAAATCATCGTCGCCGTGTTGCCTCACCAAAAAAGGCTTCAGACCGATGGCCCATCCGCTGTACTCATATCCGTATGACACTGATTCCAACTCATCAGAAGCTTTAAACTCATTAATGATATTGTCGACATCCATCTCATATTCTTCGAAAACATCGTGGTTATCATCCCAGTTGTTCTCGTCGTATATCAGGATGCCGTAGAAGATTTTAGCTGATGCTGATTGTCCCATGATATTTCTCCTTAATCCCATTTTTTAACGTATGTCAGGGAAAAACAAAGAAATCCGGCAATCCAGTGATCTCCACCTCCGTCCCAGGTAGGGATAAGATGCCACTTTAATGGGTATATGTTGATGACTAGTCTCATAATATTCCTCCTTTAATTTGAACTGACGGCTGGATTTGAACCAACATCGCCCACCCAAAGGCAGGTGCACTACCATTATGCTACGCCAGTGTTTCTATGATTGGCGGTAATTATGCAAGTGACAACAAAAAAGGAGGCCTCAGAACCTCCTTTTAAGCATTCACCTTGCTGACCTTGACCCTAACAAGAGATTGGGCGGAGGGAGGTCTGCTTTCCGTTGTGGGTCTGGCTTTTCGACCGTCTGCCTATCCGCCTAAGCTGCGTATCGAGCAAGTTCTTTCTTGCCGATATGTGGAACGTATTTATTAGGTCTCGCCTGGAAAGGCACGTAACGACCTTCTGGGAACGGACGCACCTTGTGCTTGAGCTGAGCCGCCCACAGGGCATAACGGATGCGCTTCAGCAGCTCGCGCTTGTAGTGGCGACGTACCTGGCGGGAGCCGCCTTCGCTGTTGGCTGCAGAATCGATTTTACCATCAATGTATTCAGCCCGAGCCGTGATCGTCTCTTGATCGACTACACGTGATCTATAGTGTCCGATGGTGTTAACGATTTCATTAACGTTCTGTTCGAAATTCATGGTTAATTCCTTTGGTTGGTAAGCTGAGTAGGATCGAGATAATTATTATCGGCGATATTGATGCAAGGAACTATGCCTCGTCGGAGATATCCCTTGAAAACTTAAACGTCACTGCACCACGCTCTGTTTCGACAATGTAAATGAGGATTTCCTCGCCCTCTAAAATCAGTCCGTAAGACTCAGTATCGGTTATTGGTGTACCTTCCAGGTGATCGGTGTCGCCAAATATCTGGAGCTGATAACCATCATCGTCGCAATGAATCTGAAAACAGCCAATAAGGCCTTCATCCTCCAGGAATCTGACAAAATCACCGTATTTTCGCTTTACAGCTACTGAATGAATGATTTTTCCAACCAGGGGTCTGATGTCTTCAACTTTCATCGTCAAACATCTCCTGCTCATCAGACTCCTCGAACCATTCTCTGATTGCATCTTCAACAGCCTGCTTAAGGTTTTTCTTCTCAGTGCAGTATATGACCGTCAAGGTCCCAAGCCTGGTGAATCCTGCATCGCACCGATATAGGCGATAATGGATAGTAACAACAGGCTCTTCGCACTCATTCAACCAAACCATCGGCAATTGATCAGAGAAATGGTCGTTAATCGGATGCAGTGAATATTCTACGTTATCTACGGTGATGATCATGTTTTTGTCTCCGTTTTTAGATTGCAAGTTCACAAATATTTGTGTGTCCATTATACCCCTTAGACCAGGTAATCATCCCAAGCTGGAAGCCTGATTGAGGCCATGGAGCCTTCGGAGTGTCGACGAGCAGGATTTCCTTTAACCAGAAATCATGTTGCTTGGCATCGTTTATACGGGCTTTGGTGAATGCGTGGTTGACTGTTGTCAGATACGAGACATTATCGGCGATTTTGAAGCCGTGCAACAGGAATTGGCGCATCAGAGACCAGGGTGGATTCGTTACTACCCAATCAACACGTTGATCGTAATCGAAGAAATCCTTGCCTTCCGTGATCTCGCAGTAGTCCTTATCCAAGTGAGCAGGAAACTGATTATAAAATGCTCCAGCTCCTCTCGATGGATCGAGTACCTTACCGGTCAATGGTAGGTGATTGATGATACTGGCGGCTAGTTCTGTCGGCGTGAATACAAGGTCTGTGGATGGTCCTGTTATACCCGGGGAAAGTGATTTTGCCATGAAATAGGGCTCCTGGTGTTGGAGCCCTATTATTTTTGTCGGCGACGCAAGGTACTAGGACTTTATCGGTTGAAGCGTAGTGGTTTAGTAAAATACCCAGCTCTCTTAATCGAACAGTGCCTTAAGAGTAAGGCCAATTATGGTAGACCAAACAGACATAAAAATGAAGAACGCTGCCAGATACCAATCTTCAAACTTGATACCATACTTGGTGTTAATCTTGCGTGTAAACCATCGAGTAAGAGCGATATAACAAATGATGAATAACGTGAAGTGAATTGCAATTTCCATGTATTTCCTCCTTGGGCGTCATTACCTGGTTTCATATTGTTTGACATGATTATGCATAGAACAAAAGAAAAAGTGGCCTTAACCGGCCCCTGGTTTTTTGTCGGCGATGCAAGGTACTAGGAGTAAATCGACACCGTGCAATTGTCATCATCCCGCAGATAAAGCACAAGCCCCTGCTCAATCCTGTTCGATATACAGGCTATGCCGGTTTTGAAGCGCTGCCAGATCATCCAGGAAGGCTTTCAGGCGTGTTTTGGCTTCGTCTGAGGTGATTATGGTGTCGTTGAATTTAAGGTTCATTATTCCTCACTTCCTTTCAGAATCCGATTTCTCATATGTTCCGGCATCTTCTGTAACAATTCTGGAGATATTGCCAAAATACCATAAGGCACATCAGGTTCTGGGTTGTCATCGACATCTTTAAGAAATTTATCCCACCATTCTTTTGATCTTTGAATAAGCATTATTCCTCCAAGAAAATCTGCAGCACCTGACCATGATTATTGGAATCATCGAGTTGGACACGGCATTTGATATTTTTTGGTCCGACTACTGCGACGCCGATCATGGTATGTGAAAGCAAGTAGGCATTGTGTCCCAGGTCTTTGGGATCAGTGCCGTATTGACGGACGTATTCATCCGTGGCTGTGGTTTCGATCTCGTTGATGATGTCAGCCATGCTTTTAGTCATCGGATTGCTCCTTATAAAGCTGCTCAGATTCGTCCAATGCCTGGAGCAACTGATCCATATGTTTATCAACATCACCGCCATCGATAATGTTGCCTTCTGCATCGGCGCAGAAAGCCATGTTGTAGACGGTTCTCGTATAGCCGTTAGGCAATACCTCTCGGCTTTTGATGGAGCCGTGTCCTGGTTGCTTGTAAGCGTTTGCAATGGCGTTCATTGCGAGTTCACTGATTTTTTCATTGGGGGTTCCTCCGTTATCTGAATGCTTTAGAAATTTCGCCGATAACCTTGTTTATATCGGCTTCTTCCAGTTTACGAGTATTGTAACCGATCAGCCCGTCCAGCTGAAGAAGCGAGAACATCAGGTGATACGTAAATGGGTCGTAGTTTCCTTCAGCAAGCTCGTCGACCACCTGATCTCGGTCAAAGATATCTGCCGTATCACGGAAAATTTTCAGGACCTCTATAAGCTGTGTAGCCAAGGTATACGACATCGGTAGGTTTTGGATAATTTTAACGTTCATTGCAGTTTCCTCCGTTAAATTACGCGGCTCGTGGCACGTGTGAGTTACCGACCCTCACGTTTTCCGCACCTGACGGCTGTCCTACCTTAGACGAACGTGACCACGAGACTAGGGCGGGTCTAGAAACCACCCATGCAGGGATATTATGGTGGGCGGATGCAAGAGACAAGGAAAAGGGCCTATACCAGGTCTTCAGGGGACACACCAAACAGCGCTGCCATCGGCTCACGGAGAGCGTCCTTCAGTTCTGTAATGGTTTCTTCAAGGAAATCGTTTCTGGATTCGATCTCGGTTTTGCCGGTTTCATACATCATAACGGCCGTTTCGTAAGTTTTGTTAGACGTATAATACAGGTCTCCGAACCCAGACAGGGAGTATCCTATGAGCTGCGCAAACTGCTCACGGTCTTCGTCACTGAAGTCCAGGAAAGCTATGTCATTTAGGGTTATACCGCCGTTATCAAGCAAATATGAAACGATGGCGTTCTCCTTAAAGCGTAGGACATTGTTAACGGATAATACTGGTTGGATTGGGTGTTTGGACATGGTTTCCTCCTGAGGGTTGGTTCCGAATGAATTATTTAGGTGGCGGATGCATAGGACAACGGCCCCGAGCGCAGGCGGTGGTTCCGGAGATATGTTAGGGGCCTTATAGGAAAATACGAAAAATCTTGAGATGGTGGTACATATACATTTTAGATTGGGTTTACCCCCCTCCCCCCTCTCGCTATCCCCCACCCAATTTGTTGACGATTTCCTGAAAATATTGGCCGATTAGTTGGAAACTCGTAGCAATCAGGCCTTGCCACCCTGGGTTCGCTGTGCGTTGATTGGTGCCTTAGCCTTAGGTGTGCGGTGTCGAGACTGTTCGCTCGCATCATACATCGTTGACAATCGCTGATTATTACACATGTTGATGATGCTTGAATGAAGTTAACTATATCTAAGTTCAGAAGTCTTATATTAGTGGTTAGGTGAGGCCTGGCATTTCTGATGTCCAATAACCTTCCTTATCGGACATCAGAAACATATCGGTTACATCAGATCATTATCGACCAGGATATAAGCTCTTAGCCCATAGAGAGGGGCATCAGTGCCTTCTAGGTCTGCAACATGTTGCAGATGCCTGGTTGTTGGCCTCGATACCAGGCAGAGCCGCATTAGATAGTTCGAAATTCGAAGTAGTTGATGCCGTGTTTGCTGAGGTCTGTCACCAAAGTAGTTCGAAATTCGAACGAGTTGGGCCTGGAAACTGGGCGTTATATAGGAGCAGCGTTACATACTACGAGAGGATCGATACCGACCAAGGCCTAATATTAACCCCGATTTGTCGGCACCATTAACCAGATTCCGGTTAATTCAGTTAACGATTGCCTGGCACCATTCCCATCTGATCACAGACACCATAACGATTCCAATCAGTTGCATACTCCTGTTGCAGTTTCCGGATACAAACCGATATATCCTGGCGGATACATCGGTGCTGTCGCCGCTTCCATATCTGCAATCATCACCGGAGTTTTGGATCAGATGCCTGCTTTATGGTGTCTGCCATGCTCTATAGCCTTATCCTGTGGGGTTTTCGGTGTCATTGGTTGAGAATGCGGTGCCTTATCCTGTGGGCTGCTCCAGGCGGTTCGTATTCGGTCTACTGTTCTGTGAGGTTCCGTTGTTCTCTATGGTTATATTGGTATCAGCGGATTATTTAGGTGAATGGGCAACGGGTAGGTTGCAACATGTTGCAGACTGGTTTCTCCTTGTGCCTTGCATCGTTATCTCCAATCATTGATCTGTAATTTGTTTCATACGGAGTTGAGTAGTGGACACGACAGACATCGACGAACTGGACGCATGCAAACGCCTTGTTGAGAGCATTGATACTGCAATAATGGAGAATCGTTTTCATGATGCCGGGCAGCGGGCATCATTTCTGAAGTCGAAAGCAGAGGAGCTGCGTAAGCTCTGCTATCAGTTGGTGAATCCAAGGAGTTGACCCGGCTGACCTGGTGATGGCGTATATTCGGCGGGCGTAACCAGCAACAAATTGCAATCGACACAACAGGCCGCCTTCGGGCGGTTTTTTGTTGCCTTGAGCCTATTGACACGGATAACCGCCGACGCTCGTCAAATTAGTTTGAAAATACCATAAAAGATACAGGAAAAACCTGGGCTAATAAGTTGACAAATGACCGACCGATTTTAAAGCCATTCTGATAGGCTCGCTAAAATTCGGCGGGTGATTTATCATTAAACGGTAAACAGCGCCGGAAACGCTTGCTATTCGCTCACAGGCCTATGTGATAGTTGGAAAGTCGAACCACCTCTGTCGGCGGTTTCGGCGGTATGATGTCAACAAAAATCTAAGGAGTTAGGAGAAATAAAAATACCTAGAAAGATATTTTTTCTTGTTGCATTATTTCCCGCCGAAAAGCATTGTTTCTTTATCAACCACGGCAACCAAGGAGGAGCCAACCATGACAAAGGACATTCTAATATACGCATTGAGGAAAGGCGAAACACGGGCATTTATGGAAGAGCTGATCTCGACGAAGTGCCAGAACGAACAGCACGTTGAAAAGGTCAAGAAGGCCGCTGCTGCTGAAGGTTATCACAGTTTCAGGGTTACCACTTATGACGGGCAGGCCCCGAACTTTCTCTCTAGCATCACCGTCTAAGAGAAAGCGACAGACGCGCCATGGCGGGGACTCGAAAGAGTGGCCCGCCTGAGGGCGTAGGAACAACCCGCAAACAAGGAGCGGACACCATGATCACAGGCTTCACTCACAACAATCGCAACATCATCATCACCAACGCTAACAAATGGGTAGGTATAAAGAGAGTTGTTAACGTAATCGACGCCACAGACCATAAGAAAAGGCATTTTCTGGCCGAACTAGAAGTCGAGACTGTCGACGGAATTTTCGTATTGGATTGGGTTGCAGACGCAGCTTTGGAATACCTGGAGCAACAGAAAGCAGCATAACGCAGGCACACAAGCCAACCAGGGCGGCAGCTGAAAAGCGGGCCGCCTTTTTCTTTGTCGGCGGTTTCGTCGGCGGCTTTTCGGCCGATAATTCCTTGCCGCAATAGGAAAACGAAACTTTTTTCAAATTATTTTTTCGACGATTGCCAATGAATTATCGGTGCTTTTTGTTTGAAATTTGTTGCAATGTATCTTTTGCGATATTTTTTTATCTCTTTGCTGTTGCTTTAGATGCCGCCGACGGATATCTTTATTTCATGAACAACGGCACGGAATAACCGGCCAAACTAAAAGGAAACTACCATGTCTAAGAAGTTCGAAAAAATCGTCGACGAAGCAAAGCTGAACGCAGTTTGCGCCGCAGAGCTATTCGGCTGCAAAATGTCGGAAGAAGTTAAGGCAATCTACTTCAACACCTTTTCCACACTGTTCCGCCGCGAGTTCAAGACCGTAGAAGAGCAGCTAAAGGCCGCATGTGAATATGCGCCTTGGGACGGGATGGAAGTGGCGCGCAAGATTGGACTGACCGACTGCCTGAACGTCTACGCCCACAACCTGGACGCAATGGAAGAATTCCTGCAGGCACTGTTTTCTTGGCAGGTTCTTGAGGTCTTGATGTATTGCGACAGAACAAAACCAGCCGCACGGGCTGCGCTGAACGGCCACAGAGTGAGCGCAACCCGGCATCTCAACAAACATATCAAGGCCGCCGCATAACAACACAGGCACAACGCCAACCACAGGGGGAGCCGATTACGGTGGCCCCCTTAAGGCGTTAGAAGCAGCCGCCACAGGTTGCAGGCCAACAGAGCCAAGAAAAAGGATTAAAGCCATGAGAACCACATCTAACCGCGAACAGTTCATCCCAGATGGCGCTACAAAGTTCGCCGCAAAGAATTCCTCAGCCGTTGTTTATATCTCCGCTTGTGCTACCACAGGCCGTCCGATTGCTATTGGCTTTCACGGAAAAGCGCAGAAACCAGACTTCAACCTGCGCTTTCAGAGTGATGAGCGCCGTGAGAAGCATGTTGCCGAATTCTTCAACCGGGTTTCTTCATGGGAAGCACGTCGGAAGGCTGAAAAGGAATTGAAGCCGCTCGAATTCAAAGTCGGTGATATGTTGACAAGTTCATGGGGCTACGAGTGCACCATCAACGGATTCTACAAGGTTATTGGCATCAAGGGCCGCACAGTTGAGCTGATGGAATATGATTACATGGGCGTGTCAGAGGGGTCGATCAACTCGGCTTGCTACAATGTCACCGCACGCGAGCCAACGGGAAAAGTTCTTAAGGTTCGTGCTGATAATTGGGGGCGGGGCGTGAAGGTTTCCAGCTACGAAAGCGCATTCCCTTGGAACGGCAAACCGAAGCATCAGAGCGACTATTAAAAGATTGCAACATTGTTGCAGCCAATGGCGGGAGCTGGTTTATTCGGTGGCCCGCCTGAGGCAGTAGGAAAAACAGGCAAGCAAGGAGCCACACCATGACAACACATAAATACAACATTGGCGATAATGTAATCTACACAAACGAATTCGGCGTTTGTTTCGGCGTCAAGACGATCACAGAACAAGGCACGGATGCGCACGGCCTCCCGGGATACAAGTACGATGGCTCTAGCCCTGCTTGGTGGTTCACAAACGAAAGCAGGTTCGCACTCGCTACCGATAAGGACCTAAAATTCACGCCGGAACAACTTCAAAAGCGTTACGGATTCAACGCGACCCGGGCGCAGCGGGCGGCCCTGCTTGATGTGGAATACTGAGCAGCAGGCGACAGACGCACCATGGCGGGAGCTGGAAACAGTGGCCCGCCTGAGGCAGTAGGAACACCAGCGCGAGGAAACTGCCATGAGAGTATTTAGAGGACACAGGGAAGAATATGGAAGAGACCAGCTCACATGGTTTTCCACTGATAGAGATCATGCTGAATATTTCGGTGAAATCAAGGAGTACGAACTCGATCTGTCAGATAACGTATTCAAGATTGACCTACACAACGAAGACACATTTGATGTACTTAAAGAATTCGCCGATGACGCTAGAGCGCTTTGCTGTAGCGGCGGGTACGAATTCGAGGATGTTCTTTTAGCTGCGGCAGAGAAATACAAGGTTGATGCTATTATTATAGAAAATGGTGAAGGAAAAGGAATTTGCATCAGAGTAACAGATGCTCCGTGGGTCATTAACGAAGTCTAAGTACATCAACCGAAAACCGGTCCATAGGAGGAACTCGAAAGGGTGGCCTCCTATAGGGCGTAGAAGCACCTGCTTCTGTGTTCTTTGACATTGTGAGGCAACAACAAAACAAACCTACTGGAGGCGGCTCCTGTCGCCTCCAGGTGTTCACATGTAAGCGGAGGCAGCGTTCCTTCAACGCCTGGCCTGAACCACCGGCCTCCGCTGACATGTGAACATATGGAGAAAAAGTATGACCAACGAAGAACTGGCACAGGAATTGATCGACGCCTGGAACGAAGCGATAGCACTCAACAAGGCAGGCAAGAAGACGGACGTAACCGCCTACATTGAAAAGCGTTTAGTCGAACTCGTGCAGGAATACGAACTCGACTATGAAAATATCGATGAGGTGCTGCATCATTTCTGGCTAATGACTAAACCATCGTAAGGAGGAACAGACGATGAACGAAGGACTTAAACGATATCTATTGGCATCTGAGCCGCAAATGGTACTCGATGCATACATGACCGGCAATGTCAGCGACATTGATGCGATTGACGTGCTTTCAACGAAGCTTCCGAAGCCTACTGCTGAAAGATTGGTGGTCAATGCTTCCAGGAGGAGGAGTGAAGGGTGGACAGATATTGTCATCAACCACCCGGTAAACATCAACTACACGATATTTGACAGAGGCAGCTTGCTTGCAATCGGAACGCTGGAACAAGTCTTGTCATCAGTTGTTGAGGTACTCGGGCTCAATGAGCGATTTCCATACAAGCACGAGCCAGGGTACATAAAGCGGCTGATCGACAACATCCGCCGGTCTGACAGGTTCAGCCTGGAAAGGGCAAAATTCTAGAAATGCCCCTTACATACAGGCAGAAAAAAAAGTGTTTTTGGAGAAACGTAAAATGAAACAGGAGTCAGAAAAATACCGACGAGAAAACATTCATCTGCTGAAGCTCAGGGCTATCATCGGGACAGTCATGAACAGATGTAGTCGTGAGGAGCGATTAGGCCTGGCTGAGATTAACCTGATCCTGGCCAAGATGATGAATTCAAACCAGATGCATATCAAGGATTGAAGACGTATACTCTGTAACTTGAAACATGTTGCAGAGTATACGCAATCAATAGGAGATGAAGGAGATGTTTGTATCTCTTATAAAATACGATCTCATCAAAACGATAGACGTTGATGCAGGTCCATATCAGGCTATCAACGAGCTGGTCAAGCAGGATAATCCTGTTGCATGGAAATTAATGCCGGAGATTGATGCTAAAGCATGCTCCAGGGGCCGCCATAAATGGCAGAAAGTATACCGGCTTATCTTTTCTCATACCGATCTTAGATCGGTGCGTGATGAAGCTCTCAGTAACCGGTATGTGTATGAGAGGCATGCAGTGAGAATACCATCGGTAGAAAAATACATCCTTATTGAGGAAATCGATCCTAAAGTCGATCACATGATCAGCAAAATAAAGGCACACATCACCTGGTGGCCTGACATGCTAGAAGAAAATAAGGAGGAAACGAAGAAATACATCCTGAAATGCTACCAGGAACTTTTTTCCTTTACTCAGATATACGCAAGAAAACGAAAGCAGGAAGTCGAAATCCTGTGGGAACAAGTGAGGAACCTATCATGAAACAGACTATAGAGAACTATGAGAGAAACCCTTATAACCTTGATCGGTCTGCAAGGGCTAGAGAAGCCGCATGGGAAGTGGTCGAAGCTGTAGGCGGGTCTTTTACCAAGAATGATGAAATGGCCCTTTTCAACGGCGTAAATTTGGATCGACAATACGAGCTTGAGATCATCGTAACCGACCACGCATTTCACTGGCAAGTGGGATATCCGTCGGTAAAGGATGAACTCAGAAAGCTTCTACGGAAAACAATTCGAACAATCAACTGAGGATTATCATGCTAGCTCTTATCGTCGACAATACGAAGAACCTAGAACAGAGAAAGATATATCTGATAAAGGAGCTGAAAAGATCAGGAATCTATCTAACCAATGACGAGGTTAAAACCTTGTGCAAATACGAAGACGAACTCGATGCAATCGAGAAAGGTGAGGAACGGCTTGGGAAACTAGTTCGATTTTCGAAGTAGTCAATTTCACAAAAACACCTCTTACATACAGGCAGAAAAAAAAGTGTTTTTAAAAGGAGGAACCAATGGAACACGATCATCTGACACTAACCTCGAAAACTTTCCCGGGAGCAATCAAATACGGAAAGTGCAACTCAACACAGGTAAAAGACCTTCTTATTGTCGATTACGAACTGAGCCGGAAACGTGCTGATGTTTACAGGACGTCCGAATACTGGCAAACGGGAGACTCGTCACTAAAGAAGGCACGGTCGTTTAACTGCTGCGCGGCCGTTATCACAGCTAAAGGCAACAGGCCAATATCCATGAATCACTGCGATATCCGCATCGAAGATGATGAGGTTACTATCAAGAACGCCGTCGGCTCTACAAGCTATCCGATGGAGATAATTCATGAAATCTCCATGTACCTGGAGTGACAACATGAAGCTGGAAATAGGCATTGAATGGACAAGAAAACCAAATCCAGGCGATCCAAATGATGAGACTGAGCACCAGCTGCTGATGCTGGACGAGTATCTGGATCAGACGGTAACCGGGATTACAAAGAATTACGTTGCAACAACGGACAGTAAGGAAAACGTCCGATATTATAGGAAACAGTGAGATGTCGGCTGGGTGATCAGCATCACCCACTAGATGTCACAGAGCGAGCCCCTGCTTAAGGGGCTTTAGCCCGTTAGAAGCCTGCAACAGTTGCAGAGCCAAACGGAGATGACCAATGAAACGCGTATACTTCATCACAAACAACGAGAGAATTGTCAACATTACAACAGATGAGGCTAAAGCCAGGTCTGCGGCAGAAAATATGTATGATGTGTACCAAGCTGATGTCGATAACAATCGATTTCAAGAAATCAGGAGCTTGATACACTCGTTCAAAAATATTTTCAAGTTCGGATGCGCCGTTGGTATCAGATACAGGAAGGTAGCATAAGATGACATACGACGATTTGGCCGATGAGCAAGAAATGAAGATACTTGCATTTAAGCGTGATCTTGAAGCGCTGCTGATCGAGCATGGTCTGCAATTTGTTGCAGGATCATGGGGAAATCCGACAAGGATAGAAATCCTTGAAGATGACTATCTTAACAAGCTTTCCGGTTCTCGATTAAAAACATGGAAATAAATTTGTTGTGCCTTGCAAGAGAAGACACCATTATAAATTCATCAGGCAGGAGTCATGGCCGCCTGGTGTTCCTTCGACTAGCCCCTGAGTTCCGTTCCTAAAACGCTCAGGGGCTTTTTTTTATAAAGTCGAAGCCAGATTTTTACGCATTTCACCGAATATGTGACGAATGTCGCGGACAGGATTGGTAGCCATAACGGCTTTATAAGCATCACGGCAATTGTCCTCTGTAAATCCTGTATTTTCGGCCCAGGTGACGATATCTTCCCAGCATTTCACCAGGTCCAATAAGGATTTATCTATCTCTACGCCAGTTTCTGCCAAGTCTTTAATGAGTCGCCAATTAACGATCATTGTCGGTCTCCTATAGATGGACGTTGCCTATATATAGGAGACCTTACGAATAGTCGATGCATTTGCTGTATCGTAGTTAATTCACATTATACGTTTTCGGCTATTTATCATCTGCTCAAGAAAATCAGCGATTTTACCTGCACCATGATCTCTCAATGTCTGTAGCGCATTTGGATTCACTGCATTCTGACCAGCTATATCAAGCTTTCCAGTGAATGCATCATTTGCGGCCGATATAGCCTTCTGAGGAGCCTGCATCAAATTGGTGATGTTTTGCGGAACTCCGATTGCGGATGCTATTCCTTGAGCCTGGGTACGCTGCTCAGGTGTAGTGGCATTGGCATTCATCATCTGTGAGAATTCTGGAGACTCTTTCGGTATGCCGTTGCTCAAGATAGAATTGATCTGCTGATCAGGTCCTGTAATGTATGGATCAGATACAGGATTGGCGATGGCATTATTGATGGCAGTTTCCGGATTACTAGGCGTGAATGCACCATTTGGCTTAGGTGCATTTCCAAATGCACCGACAGGAGATTGTCCTGGAGCTGCAGGAGCATTTACTGTCGGCGCAGCCGCAGTCTGTGGTGCAGGTCCGAATGCACCCTGAGGCTTTGTATTGTTCTCTTCAATCTGTTTCTGAGCAGCCTGAAAGTTTGCGAACTCCTGAGGATTTTTCTTCTGCCACCATTCCTGGTCCTGAAGTCCTGTAGCGCCATCCTTATAAGACTGGGGGTCACTTTTGTTGTGAAATGCTTCAGACCCAGCAATACCCATGCCATCAAGCAACGATGGCTTGGTATTCTGTTGAGACTTCTGCTGATTCACTCTCGACATGACGCCGTTGAGTATTTCCTGGATTGAGCGCATACCCTGAGCCTGACCCTGAGCCATTTGCTGCTCAAGGCCATTACCAGTCGACATACCTGAGAAGATCGAGTTGCGTCCAAAATTCGAATTGCTTAGTGCCATTTTAAAAAGTCCTCTTAGTCGAACGCGCCTTTGTTTTTGCGCTCTTGTGATCTTCCATCTTCTGCGATGTATTTACCTGCTCCACGGCCAAGGCTCTCGCTGATGTAAGCTTCTTTAAGACCCTGGATGTAATCGTCGATTGACCTGGCACCGAGCGTACCAATAGAAGGCAGCTCGTTAGCAGCAGCCAAAGGATTGAACGGAGCATCCGGAATAAGATCGGCAAATGCGTCAGTTCTCGTCTGCTGCAATGCATTCTGACGAAGGACATTTCGACGGAACGCAGGATCATATGCGCGCAAACCAGGAAGAGCAGAAAGCCCTCTAGTACCATTTCTGCCAGTAATCTTCGCTGCAGAGTTCAGCATACGCTTTTTCTCTCCGGCTCTTACCATGGCTTCAACACCTCGTGTGCCACGCATGGCCTTTCCAACCATGCGTGGCCCTACAATGGAACCACCAAGGGCAATAGAGCCCTCGACAGGGTGAAATGCCATCGTTGCCAGTCTTGCCATCCAGCCACCAGGTCCGGCAGTTTTACCGGAAATGGCCTTTGCAAGATTATGAGTATCGTCCTCAGCAACTCTCGCAGCCTGGAGACGCATGATGTCGCGAAGACCATTCAAAGAAGTATCAGGTACATAGTCTATAACGGCGTCTGCAGCTCTCTTTGCGGCGATATCCTGCGCATCGAGCATTGCTTCTCTCCAGTTGACGGAACCAAGGTCAATCTTGTCATTTAATGCCTTTGAAAATGGCGATCTAACAGCATCAGCGATACCAAGTTCAGGATTAGCAAGGTTATAAGCCTCATTTATTTTTTCATGCATTCTTGCCGCGTCGGGTGATAGACCGGTAACGAACCCGTGCTTACGCTTATTCTTCTCAAGCATTCCCTTCGTGATGATGTCATAATCCTGGCCGTCGATAATATCCAGGAGACTAGCGCGCGCCCGCTCGCCCTTTGAAGGATTTAATCCAAGAGGTGTCGCACCACGAACCTTAACAGCGTCATCAAGCATTCCCATAGTGACGTCTGCCAATGATCTATTACCGCGATCACCAGCTTCTGAAATGATACCGGAAAAGTTCGGAGTATCGGCAAACTCACGATACACGTCCTTGATAGGTGCAATGTTAGCAGGATCGTTAGGGCGCTTCATCGAATAGATTTCATCGCTTATCTTCTTTACACCGCTGTTAGCGCGAGCAAGAGCATCAACCTCGTCTCTTACCAACTGCTCAGCGAGCTGATCGTTTGCAGACGCAACACTATCCGAGAAACCTGCCATACGACCCATGAGGCGCTGACCACCTGCTCCAGAGACAGAGGCCATTGTTGGGGCTCTGTCGAGAATAATATCACGTGCAGCCGATCCAGCGCCGCCAGATATACCGTCGTAGATAAAGTCTCCAGTTATATCGGCTAGCTTACTCGTCGCATCGTCATTACGCGCAAAAAATGCTGTTGCAGACTTCACAGGCGTTCTAGCCGATGACAGAAATGATTTTGCCGCAGGAGAAGCAGCACGCAGTAGTGGACCTATCGCTTCAGTCGATCCATCAAGCGCATCCCAGCCAATTTGCTCCCATGACGTTGGGTTACTGTCACCAAAAAGAGCGGAGATGCCTTGCGACGTCGCGTTCTTTCCAGCTGTATATGCAGCAGCTCCACCAGCAGCAGTTCCGCCAATCGTTCCTACAATAGGCACTGCTGAACCAGAAACTCCGCCAGCTGCTCCACCAAATGCACCAGCTATCGATCCGACAATTTCAGGCATTACAGATGCGATGTCGCCACCAGTTGGCACCCATCCTTCCTGGTTATATAGCCTGGTCTGGCCATCAGGCTCACGAATGAGGAAGTTGTCTTCTCCATACGGAGAAATATTTTCAGCTCCGTAAATATCACTCAGGACATTATGACGGCCTTCAACAAGGTTTTGTGCACCAACGCGTAGGCGCTCTGGAATAAGTGTCAGGTCTTCGAAAAAGCCAACGTCGCGTGATGGGCCGGTAGAAGGAGTCCCGGACAAAACCACAGGAGTATCGCCGGATGGCATGGTAACCGACGCTTTAGAAGCCTGAAGGATTTTAGCGGCTGGATTATACGCTTCACCTTCATCTGCAACAGTTGCAGATGGCTTTCTGCGAGCTGCAGCCGCCTTCTCGACGGCTGAAATTCTCGAATTATAGGCCCTGGTAAAGGGATCGGATGTTACAGTTTCAAATAGTGTTGCCATTTTAATCCCTTACTTCATGTAGTATAGCCAAGCACCGTTACCAAGAGTCTCTTCGAGCAGCTTGATTTCAGGCATTGATCCATTGCCGCTTGAAAGTTTGGACGTAGCAGCGTCGACCTGCTCCTTTACTCCAGGCGGTAGGTTCTTGATCATCTGATCGACCTCAGTCTGAAGTGGCACTCTCGTCGACTGGAAAACCGGCAATCCGTTTTCATTCGTCCTGGTCAGTTCGAAGCCCTTGTAAAGGTCCTTCGAAAACTGATTGTAAGGAACGATCTTTTTACCAGCCGCCGCAGCCTTATCTTTTTCTTTAGCATAGACTTCCTTAGCAAACTTATCGAATGCAAGTGTTCTTTGCTCGAATGACAAGGCTTCAAGGAAGCCATCTTCACCGGCCATTACTCCGCTTGATAGACCTCTACCGTAATCAGAATCAGTATTTGACATTGGCTTAATTACTTCACTTGCTGTAGCAAGGCCAGTACCTCCGAGCTTGCTTGCCACAGCGTGAACGTTCTTGTATGCGGGATGGCTCTTACCAGCTGCTTCATGAGCTTCACCACCAATAAGGAATGGATCATTGCTTCCAATGTCTCCGATCAATGGAAGGCTAAACTGCCAGCCAGTACCCTTAGAATCGTAGTTTTCCTTTGCGTCGCCTTCATTGGTGCCAGCCAGATCACCCCAGTCAAGAGCTTTAAGAACACCAGACGAAGCCGAGCGAGCAGCATCACCTGCGGCCGTCATTGAAATAGCAGGGAACCCACTAGGAGCAACACCAGGTCCAGCCACAGGAACGCCATCGGCATCCGTCACCTCAGTCTTCAAGTCCTTAGTAGACAGGAGCCTTATCTTGAGATCAGCACGCTTCTCTGGATCGGTCACGCTATAGAAGTCAGCGTTCGTCATTCCAGGAATTGTAGTGTCACCAAGACGAAGAGGCGCAGCCATGTCAACACCTTCAGGAACTGAAATTCCAGCAGGAGCTAATACCTCATTACCAACAAGCCCATCCTTCGTAAGGCCAACTTCCATTACATCGCGAAGACGCGGATCAAGAAGTGTTGCGATCTCCAGGTGCTGCTTCGGCAAAGGAGTTCCTGTGCTGATGATATCCATCATGTTCTTGGAACCCAATCTACGATTGTCTCTGTTTAGCTTGTCGACCTCAAACTGCTTCATGTAATCAGCTTCATCAGCCGCCTGAAGAGCAAGAAGTCCCTTTGCTGCCTGTCCCCAAGGGCTATCGGCAAATCCAGAAGCAATCATAGCTTCAGCACGCTCGCGGCCGCCCATTCCGTTTCCTGAGAAGCGATCCCACCACTTTCCGGTATTGTAATTGTATGATAGGTCCTCACCAGCAGCTCGACCCATTGCCAATGAATCAGCAATGCCCTGTTGCATATCGAGAGTATTTGCACCGGCTCCACCAAGAATTCCCTGGGCCATCAAGCTGTAAATATCTTCACCAGTATCGGCTTCAGAATCTTGCGGATCGACATCGAATGCCCCGAGCGTTCTGCGCTCAGCTGGAGCGTCAAAGATAGTCGGAGCCGATAGAGATGCCGGTGTAATGCCCCCTAGAGACGTAATAGCCGTTGGATTTGATGCCAAAGCATCGACCGTGCTATTGCGCTGATTCTTAACAGCAGAAGCCAAAGCATTGTCAGGCGTCGAGTTGGCTGCAACAATTGCAGGCTCTGACGCATCAGGCCACATCGTCGTTGGAATTAGCGAGTTTCCGAAAGCGTTGATCAATCGACGCGGCAATCCAAGGCCAGTTTTGAATCCACCCCAGGCACCACCTTCACCAGGTGTTATATCGCTGAAATAACCGCCCTGAGCCATTTCTTTGGTATCGTCATCGTCATGAGCAATGCCCTTACGAACCATAATAGCCTTTGCCGCCTGGATAGCAGACAGACCGCTTTCCATTTCTTTAATCAGAAGTCTCTCAGCCTCGTCATCATCCATAATAGATGACAGGATTTGCAATGCAATTTCAGCGTGTTCTTCTAGTGTATCGTCATCAAGCTCTTCTTCGCCTTCAATTACACTATCATCAAGACGTCCAGATACCTTACCGACCTCAAAGAAACCACCCTTAGCAAAACCGCCTCCACCACCAGTGCTATTAGCAGTTTTCATTCTTGAGACAATAGCATTAATTTTCTGAAACAATTCAGGATTATTAACAACTGCTACCGTTGTACCATCATTCATTTTCATGGTGACAGTTCCATTGGCTGGGTTTGGTATCATTCTATACGTTTCCATACCAATGCCTTTAGTTGCGTAGACAGAAACATATGACTGTCCAGGCTCAACAAAAGCGTTACCCCATTGATAATTTCCAGCAGAATTAAGCGGAGCATTGACATCAAGTTGCAGAGACCTATCTACACCACTTATAATCGCATTTTTATTAAGACTACTATCTCCAAATCCACCCGTGTAATTAATTCCCGCAGGAATGCCAGGGTCTTCCACGGTCGGCTGATCAGTACCAGGTGTTCCAGTTCCAGGCGTCGTTGTATCAGGAGTCGTGCGTGGAGTGCCGTCTGAATTTACAGGATTTCCCTGGTTGTCGTAATAATTACCCATCGCATCTCTGATCAGGTTATCACCAACCTGAGTCCAACCGTCAGGCAGAGGATCGCCATTACCGTTCCCATCATCAATAGGATCAGGCGTACGTGGAGTGCCGTCGGAATTTACTGGATTTCCGTCGTTGTCGTAATAATTTCCTGTTGCATCACGCACAAGATTGTCACCTACCTGGGTCCATCCGTCAGGCAAAGTGTCAGTGCCAGTTCCAGTTCCTGGATTTGGCGTATCAGTCCCTGTTCCAGTACCTGGATTGGGGTTTGGCGTACCAGTGTCTGTGCCAGGATTAGGGTTTGGCGTACCAGTGTCTGTGCCAGGATTAGGGTTTGGCGCACCTGTGTCTGTGCCAGGATTAGGGTTTGGCGTATCAGTGCCGGTAGCATCAGGATCACGGCCATCCAGAATATCATCGATGATATCAGGAACATCTGGAACTTCTGTGTTAGAAGACGAGCTTTGGTTGATCCTTCCTTGCTCTACAGTTGTTTCTTTCTTCGTTCCAGCAGAAGCCAGAGCGTCAGAAATCGTTTTGATTTTATTGAGATCGAAACCGGCTGATGCGAGCTGCTGCTCAAGTTCGGTTGTCGAAATACCAGCTTGTGTCGCTAGGCTGTCCATGAATGTCTTCATTCCTCCCTGCGAAATCTGTGCAGCAGAATTAGCACCTGTAATCTTGCTCTGAGTGTTCTGAAGATCACCCTGTAGAGCTGCCTGATTGCCCTGCAAGCTGCGATCCTGGTCTTTGTTGAACTGACTTTGAGCACTATCATATGCAGCAGCCTGAAGCTGCGCCTGCTGAGCTGCACGAGCCTTGTCAGCTTCACTGGTCTGTAAAGCCTGAGCTACCTGACCACGCACACCGAATGCCTTGTTACCGGCAAGATTACCGGCCAATGCAGCAGAGTTTTGAGCTGCCTTATCATCCATGCCCTGAAGCGTGGTGTTAACTACCGCTTGTGTATACGGATTCGAATTGGCATCATATGCGGCTTTATTCCAGCCGTTTTGACCCATTAGAGAAGCCATGATGTCGTTGAAATACTGGGAGCTACCAGCCGCTCCAGCAGCCTGATTTGCATACTGCTGCTGCTGTGCAAGCCAGGCTGGATTTGTCGCATCCTGGGCCTTTTGAGATGCGTCTGCAGCACCACCATCAGCAGTCGGCGTTGTTCCCTGACCTACGCCCTTAGCAAAGTTCGCCAGCCAGTCAGATAAACCTTTCCAGTTCCCCGTGTACTGATCCGATACCTCTTGACCGCCAGTCTTGACGATATTTGAATTTCCAGACGTGGAAGGGCCAGTGGTGTAAGAGATATCGCCGTCAAAAAGTGATGCCATTATAAAATCCTTCAGTCGTCAACAGAATGGCCGACTTTTTCGCCTAAAACGCGATTAATCCAGGCCTCAAGAAACCTTGCACCTTCTTTTATATCACCGTCACCGAAAAATTCAACTTGATCAGGCATCAATACATGTTCGTCTCGGGCAAGTTTTACTTTCCCGTAATTATCGAATGCGCCTACAGTTTCCGGAACGATACTTTCTATAAAATCATGTCCTGCAGCAGATGAACCTCTACCTAATGTTGACACAAACATCGCAGGCAAAACAAACGATCCATTCGGAATTTCGGCCTTTAAACTGTCTGACTGGCCGTCATTCGAAAACATTTGCTGAAGATCGTAAACACTCAAAGTACACCTGCCGCAGTAAATCTTTGGAAAACGGTACCGTCCCAAATGATGATACTATAACCACTCGGGTGATCAGGCACAATAATAGGACATGCAATAATTCCTTTTAGAGATGATGTCTCTGAATATGGCACGACAGGAAGCTCAACCTGTTCAGGCAGGGTGCGGAATAGCATTTCCAGCACCCTGGTTGTGTCTCCAGCCCAACGAGTAACATCCTCCGCACGCTTAGGGCTGTTCGGAATCGGTAGCTTAGTCACCATTATCTTCTGCCTCCATCCGTGACGTCGTATCTAATGTCACCGAACCGCCAGCTGTCTTCAGTGCCGAAAGATTGCCATAGGAACCCTGCCTGGCGTCCCTGCCCTCTGGCCTTCGTGTACTGCGTCGATGCATCCATGGTATATGGCCCCTTGACTGTTAGAGGCCCATTCGGGAAGCGACGATAAAGCACTGAAAGCTCGACATCACCTTCGATTTTAGCGTCGAAAATTACCCTTGAGAAATTCAATATTCGCGTACCATGAGGAGCCTCATCTCCAGAAAATTCCATCGGAGAATATTCTATATGCCTTGAAATTGAAGCGCCGTTGGCCGATCTTCCACGCTCCTGATCACAGATCAGTCCGTCAATGCGCACTGATCTAGGATATTTCAGCGGATTTCTATCAAGCCAAGCCGTCATGTCAGTGGTGCCTACACTCCAACCAGAATTCTGGTCGACCATTTGCGACAGGTCTACTCGCACATACCGATCAACTTCTTTTGAAGCGGTTGGGTAAAACCAGTATACGCCGTTGTAAACAGCATCGTATGCAGCATAGACCTTGAACGCCTGATCAGCAGCCAACGCATCAACTACGAATTGCCGTACTGGACAAGGCATGACCTCAGGAGAGCCTGAAGAATATGAATAGAATCCAACATCAGGCGTATACCAGAAAACTGAGCCATCTTTTTCAATCGCAGCGTTAGGACCAGCAAGGCCACACCCTGTCGCAATATGATCATATCTGTATGTCTGTGTACTGGACCCAACATAAGTGGCAAAATGTAGTGCGCTGTCAGTCCAGATTGCTATGCCAGCTTTCGTCTTTACGGCTCCAATGATAGTCGAGCCAACACCTATGCTGACATCATCGGAATATGAAGTTGGACCAGGCGTCCAATTTTCGTATGGAGCGCCGACACCATTACCACGAATATCAGAATTCCTGATTGCAAGTGGATCGTAATCACCATCCGTATTAATGGTGCCGAGGGCCATGATACAGCCCTCAGCAGTCACAATGACCGAATCATTTTGTGTCGGAGCATTCGGTATAATCGTCGCGCGCGTTGAAAGACCAAGATTCCAGATGTAGATACCGCCTCCAAGAGGTGATGCGATCAGTGATTGGCCGATATTATCCAGGCTCCATGTGCGAGGAAGATAATCCGCCTTATTGACAGGATCAGGTGTATATCCGAATGTGCCGGTTGAGTACGCATCGTAAGAGTATCCGCCAGGAGCTTTTCCGTCGACATTTCCAATCGACATCTCATAAATGATTTCGACGGCTTGCGACGGGAAAACAGACGGAGAAGGAAGAGTTATATAATATGACGTAAAATCGTTGTATCTAACCTTGAATTCTTCGTATTGTTTATATGCCATTGCAGCACCGCCAATGAACCCGGTTCCGACAGCTTTCGTTCCGACATCGATGATGAATGTATCGTCATCTGTGACATGGATTGTCCATGTGCCATTTACATCAATACCAGCAGCCGCAACAGCTCCTGAGATCGTGATTATAGAGCCAGACAAAAATCCATGACCAGCCTTAGATACAGTCGCAATAGAGGTGCCTTCACCGATGAATACGCAATCGGTAGGGAGTGTACCAGAATCACCAACTTGACCGGCACTGTATAGATATACGGTATCACCATTCTTAGCGCCGTGATCCATATCGCTTATACCAGCTTCAGCGCCATACCCATCTATAGCGGCAAATTCGACAGGTTTTACCGGTGTGATATCATATACAGTGCCGTCTTTCTCGACATACAGCTTTGTGTGTGTCCCAGCTGCCATGTACTTATACCCTACATTATCAACCCATGCATGAAGTCCTCGGCATACGCCGTCAAGCGTTTCTCCGAGCGTTGCATCCTGATATCCTCCAAGGCTCTCGACCCGACCACGGACAAACCTGATTTTATCGGAATCCGTAGCATATCCGAGCGACGAATATTTTGTGTCATCTTTTACGACACCTGGGGCATATTTCATTCTCGAAAGCATAAATTAACCTCATTCAAATACGACAGGTCCTCTGAGCATAACCCACCTGCCCTTTTCTTTACTGGCAATCATTTTGAAGCTTTTTGCATTCACGTAGCTTGACAATGATGATGCTCCGAAAACTAAATCCAATGAGCTTACACCACACTCATCCGCTGGACCTCTGACGATTTTTACATTAAATCCATCTGGAAGTGTACTTATAGCTGGAAGAGATAATGATACATAAGGTTTTGCATTGATAGGCACTATTGTCTTGCCGTTGTCGTTTACCGTTACGCTATATGATGATCCTTCGAACATGTTGTCGAAGTATACGATAGATTGCTCTTGCTTCTTTGAAACGTCGTATATTCTTGTACCATCAGTATGAATGATGACAACTGATTTTGTCAGCGTAGTACCCGATCCAACACCAACAAAAGCTCTTTGATCTGAATTGTTTTCTGTTTTCACAACAACTGACTGGCCAGGTCTGATGGCGATAAAATATACCTTTGGACGATTAGGTATCGTTACAACGCGTTTTGTATCAGAAGCATCTCCAGTTGATACAATATTACGTTGACGCGCATTGTCGATCACACCGTTTTTAGGTGTTAGAGATAGTTGCTGACTATCTGACCCATAATCTATATACGCCATACCATCAGAAGACTGTTCTATGAGCGCCAATGCTCTGTTCACGCCCTTGACACCCCACATTTGATTGAGGTCTCCATGGTCGAGCAAAGGTAGATTATTGCTATCCGTGAACTGCATTATGCTGCCTCATATCTGTAACCGTCAACGATTGTAAGCTTATGAGGCTCTGATGCACTGATACTTGTAAGGTTAACCCAACCGCCTGCTGCAGTAAGAACATAATCAGAATCTGCAGTTCCGTCGAACTTGTAAAGTCCAGACAACAATATATTCAGAGTGCCTGCTTTAGACTGATCAACAACGATTGTAGTGGAAGAAGGTTCAAATACATCATCTTCAGTAAGCTGAATGTTTATAGCTGTTACGGTTAGGCCTGATATAACGACAGTACGTCCCATGATATTGGCATCAAGGTCTTGAGTCGATGACGGCGTAGGAACTGAAACCACTGTGTCAATATAAGAGTAAGGAGTAGGAGAATACATTCCGTGTGATACGGAATTGACAACAAGCCTTGATTCACCTGGATTGATTGTCACTGAGCCGCTTAGCGATCCTGTTACCTGTATTGCGCTAGCAGTATTATTTCTGACGATCCACCATTTATCTTTTGCCGGTGAAGCCAGTGTAAACGTTCCAGTGAAGCTACCAGAAACGATAATCTGGCGATATTTTCCTATTGACTGTGCACCATCTGTAATAGCCAGGCTGTAGGGATTTGTTGTCGAGTTGTTGATGGTCAGTGTGAAGGCTCCGTCTAGAACCTTGTCAATCTGATCAATAGCAGGATTTAAGTGGTCAACGCCCCACGTGTCCAGGTTTGTATTAAATGCCTGAAGCTCAATACCATTATTATTCGTGTAAGAAACCAAGGGGAAATCTCCTGCAATTTGTTGCAGTTATCATTACACGAACTAATGATTTAGCGCAATTAGTGCAATTCTACAAGATCATCAAAGGTTGGAGAAATCAAACCAGAGCCACCTCCAACAGAGATTCCAGACCCTCCAGCACCGATTCCACCTGCCATTATTGATATCCTTTAATTACGAATATTATCTATGTCAGAATAATTATCGCTGTCTATTTAGCAATCGATTATTACGGTAACTTTCCGTTGTATCAATCCACTTACCATCTTTGTACGACCAGCCTGAGCATATGTGGCTGAGATCGGCAGACTGCTCGATATACTCGTACCCAGGCATCGATCCAGCACCGACAATGATGGCAACTACAAATCTTGAGTCAGCATCGATTTTTATAAAATTCTTCATCATACGGTCTCCATTACTGACAGCTGCAAGCGAACTTCACCAGCTCCACCTGATCCTCCGGCGTGGCCAACTGCAGAATCTCCAGCACCGCCGCCGCCTCCAGGAGAGCCGCCATCGCGAGTATCAAATTCAGGGTCAAAAAATTCGTAAGAAGCTAGACCGCCGATTCCGAAAGCGCGGAAGTGATGATCTCCGTCGAACATGTAGAAACTCTCAGTCATTATGTGTGGAAGCGAGTGGTTCGCGTTCCCTCCACGCTCCGACGTCATTGGAGTAGTGACTGAAAATGGGGCACCAATCCCGGGACCGACTGGTGTACTATTCACTCGCTGCATTAAAGGAGCAACGATTGTCGGATCATCTGCTGTAAGACCGGCTGAGCGAGCGTAATGCACGGATAGCTTATACATCGATGTACTTGTAGTGCCGCCGTCTCCACCATAGGATGTGATGTGGTAGGTCTGTCCACTGGCCAACGTTATTGAAATTGTTGACGAGTTTCCGTAAAGAAAGCTACCTCCGACTGATCCTGATGTAACTGCTCCGACCTCAATCGAAATCGGTACTGTCGCATCGAGATCACCGACATTTACTGTGTGAAATATCGGATGCGCAGGAAGCCCACCCCATACAATCGCA